AAAATGACGAATTACACTTGGACAATCAGCTCGATGGAAACTGCTCCATCTGAGGACGGACTCACAGACGTAGTGAAAACAATTCATTGGCGGTACAAAGGTGTCGATGGAGACTATCAGGCAGAGGTTTACTCCTCTTATTCCTGTCCTTCTCCTTCCTCTACTGACTTTACAGCCTACGAAGATTTGACCGAAGCAGACGTAATCGGATGGCTTGAGGCAGGTATTGACGTGGACTCTATGAAGGCTAGCATCGACAGCCAGATCGAGGGCCTGAAGAATCCCCCGATTGTTACCCTCCCCCTTCCTTGGGTGAGCCAGTAACCTGTGGAAATTTCATGGGGCAAATCTCTCTATTTTAGAGAGATATCCATATAACTTTGCTCAAAACCATTTTATGCTTGATTTCAACCAACCCCTGAAGGGACTTGACGGAAAGGAAGTAGTCGATATGGATGGCAAGGCCATCACCCTCGGCAAGCTTCTCAGTACTCAGCTCGCTTCAGCAAACAAAGGAGATGCACTGAAATTGTTCACGTGGGCACAAAAGTGCTTTAACGGAGAGGCCTTGGATCTGGACCCCAGTGACAAGACGACCCTCAAGGACTTCATTAACAACAATGAGTCCCTGACCGTTCTGGCTAAGGCCCAACTTTTAAGCGTCTTCTAAAATCATGGCGAACAGTCTTGACAGGGTAAAGGCCTACATAACCCCCCTAATTGTATCGGCATTCTGTGTTGTAATGTGGGACATGATCACCGAGATCAGGTCCGATGTTAAGATGTTGCTAAAGACATCTGCTCAGAACGACGTCCGCGTCGAGGAGCTTGGTAGAAGGATGGATATTGTTGAAGGTCTTATCGCCCAGAATAGGCTGTTCGCCATTAAACCAGATGAAATTGAAGTACCTAAGCGTCCTAATCAGCAACGTAACTAAGGGCTGGAGAACAAGCCTTATTGGACTGGCCATTATTGTGGCAGCTCTAGTTAGTGTTTTTGTCAAGGAATCAATCACTTGGACAGATGCCATCATTGCTATTAGTGTTGGAATAGGACTTTTGTTTGCTCCAGATGACGCCATCAAAAAGGCTAACCAATGAACATTATTCAAGTAGACTTCCCTAAAACACAGTACCTGCAGGAAGAGGCTCCTAAAAGCCAGATCTACCTGCACCATACTGCCGGTCGGTCTAACGGCGTAAATACGTTTAAGTATTGGTCTTCCACCCCCGAGCGTGTCGCAACTTGCGTATGCATTTCTGGGCCCGGTTCGGTAGACGGCCAGATCGTGCAGGGATACAGCTCAAAGTATTGGGCGTACCACTTGGGTATTAAGAGGTCTGTATTTGCTGCACATAGGGTTCCATTTATAAACCTAGACAAGATATCTATTGGTATCGAGATCTGCAACTGGGGTCCACTTAGTTTTAAGGACGGCAAGTTCTATAACTATGTAGGCGGTGAGGTGGCAGAAGCTGATGCGATAAAGCTTGACAAGCCATACAAGGGGTGGCAGTATTTCCACAACTACTCTGACGCCCAGATTGAGTCAACTCGCCAGCTATTGGTGCTTTGGAATCAGCGGTATAACATCCCTTTAAAGTACAATGAAGACATCTGGAACGTCACTTTAAGGGCTCTTAAGGGTGAGGCTGGCGTGTACACACACAACTCTGTACGGCGCGATAAGGTTGACATTTATCCACATCCGAAGATGATCGAAATGCTTAAGAGTTTATGAAGCGCGACTACGTATCCATAGTATCCGTAATACTGTACGCAGTATTCATCATGCTGGCGATATTAACATTTCTATCATGCAACTCAGTTAAGAGAGTGCTGAATGATCAGGAGAAGTTCGATCAGGTTGCCAAGGAGGTTATACGTCGCGGCTACTGTGTAAACGATACTATCATTGTAACCGAGGTTAAGGACTCAATTATATATAAGGACTCTATTACTGTTATTACGGAGAAGGTCCCGTGCAAAGACTTTGACACCACCATTGGCAGAGCCCGTATTCGGGTCAGCTCGGGGGTGTTATTTTATACCTACAAAGACTCAATCGTCTATAGAACCAAAACCATAAAGGAGACGGTACGTGACCGGTCTCTTGAGGGAATCCTTAAGGACGACATTACCAAACTACAAGACAGCTTAAAGCAGGCGCGGTTTGAATCTAAGGAATGCGCCGCAGATCTAAAGGCAACCAAGCGTGAGGCAAGAAATGATAGGGTAAAATTGTGGCTTATCATAGTAGCACTGGTGACATTTGCATTTAGGAAACAGATTCTCGGACTCGTGAAAACTTTTATATAGTATGGCTCTCTTTAAAGTAATGGCCGCAAAGGATGGGAAGCATGCTTGGAAGGCTGAGGGCACAAACCCTAAGACTGGCCGGGAGATTACTTTGAAGGGAGGCGAGGCGAAGCACCGTGGCAAGTGGGGTACCAAGGGCGGTAAGTCTGAGGGGCAGGTGAAGAGCTTCTTCGCACGTCACGCAAAGAACGACAGCCCTGTTGCATTTATTAACGCCCTAAACTGGAAGAGAGGTAGCCAGATCGGGAAGACTGTAAACATACCCAATAGTAAGTTCTAATGGACCTTAAGGTTATACACGATACAATCCTATACTTCCTGAACAAGGAGCAGAACGGTTTCGTTACGCACGAGGAGATCGATCTGGTTCTTGATAAGGCGCAGATGGTTCTGTTCAATCAGTACCACACAAACCCAAAGACACCGGCAAATCCAGCCATGATCAATTATGGGGAGTCTCAGAGGATTGACGATGCCTTGAGTGTATTTAAGGATAAATATACATTCGGTACAGTAGACACACCCGGTGGTGTGATAACACTCCCGGCAAACTACCAGCACCTGCTTGGCCTGTTCACCACGGTATACAATGCAACTCTTCTGAGGAACGTATACTCTGGCGTGCAGGTACTTAACGAGGAGGAGCTTATCTCCCGCTTGGAGTCTCAGGTTATCCCTGTAACTCCTGATGATCCGATCGCGATCATGAACAAGCAGAACAAGATTCAGCTGTTCCCTGAGAGTCCGGCAACAGGTGGTGTATATTACCTGCGCCGTCCAGCGGTACCTGCCTTTGTGTACACACAATCAGGTCGTACGATCACGTATAACCAAGGCGGGTCTACCCAGCTCGAGTGGAGAGATATGGACGTCATGAACGTAATTGTAATCGCTCTATCATATTACGGTCTCAACATGAGCAGCGCTGACGTTGTTCAGTTTGCTCAGGTGAAGGAGGCACAAGGACAGTAACATGGCCACTACAAAATATAAAATAAGCGAACAGATCCAGCGCATGCTCAAGGGCAATCCCGTGATCAGTGCTCGCGTTCATCAGAACGACATCAAGCTATTGATAGAACAAGTGGCCAATCAGTTGTTGAAGGCGGAGACTCTGTCAGTTAACATGGCCGATGGAGATAGTCTTCCCCCGAACTGCATGATCTATACGTACGATAACGTGCCAGTTAGTACGTACAAGACGACCAAAAGTAAGGCCGTTCTCCCATCCATTCCAGTGAGCTTGCCTCGCAATATGGGTGTTCTGCATGTGTCAAAGACGGATGCGATTGACGAGCCGTTCATCCCGATCCCTGCCAGCACTTACGGGATCATCAAGCCTCAGGCGCTTCTTGGCGATCTGTCTGGTTTGATCGGATACGAGGTGATTGGTAAGGACATCATCTTCACTCAGAACCTCCCCGGACAGAGCGTGAATAATGTGTTCATCCGTTTGGTTGGAGTTGACATGAGTGCCATTACAGACTACGAACTGATGCCGCTGTCTTCTGACATGGAGGCCCAGATCGTGCAAACAGTTTATAATATTTTGGTTCAGGCGCCTCCTGCTGACAAGGCGCTGGCCGCAAATGACTAATAATGACGCTGACTACACTTGATAAGATCGTTCGTTCAGCCCTGTCAGATCGGGGGTATACCATGCATTGGTACATCCAATTCCTTAACTATGCTGTTAATGGATTGCGTGAACTGAACTTTGATGTTCTTCAGAATATCAAGAGTGTACGTCTGCCGGTTAACTCATACAAAGCAGCCACACTTCCTATTGACTATGTTGACTATGTGCGTGTTGGGAATGAGATTGGTCAATATATACTGCCATGGGGAGAGAAGGAAGACTCTTTCAATCGTCTAAACAAGTTTGACTCACAAGGAAACAAGATCCCCTATGGCGACGTCGAAGCAACCAATGGTATACTACCTAATAACTGGGAGGGGTTCTGGTATACAAATTACATTAATGACAAAGGAGAACATCTTGGACGTATATTCAATAATCGTCCGGGCTATAGAGAGTCCTTCGTTATCCTTAGAGAGCGCAATGAAATACAACTAGATGTAAGCTACACTGGCACAGAGATCGTCATGGACTACATATCTGACGGCATGTTGCTTACTGCTAGCAATGCAATACATCCGTACGCCATCGAGACGATCAAGGCGTACATCTTCTGGAAGCACAAGGAGAATGGTCGTCAGTATAATCTTAGTGAGCGTCAGCTTGCAAAGGATGAGTTCTATAACCAGCTCCGTGTGTTGAAGGGACGAATGAATAACATGGATACACAGGAAATTACCCGTAGCCTTCGTTCTGGATATGGTCCTGTGATAAAGAACTAACATGCCTGTAGTTAAAAAGACATTTGTAGGCGGTATAAATCAGGATGACGCCGATGCACTGATTAGCCCTAAGGAGTACCTTGGGGCTCTCAATATTCGCTTTATCACAAGCGAGGAGGGAGATGTCGGTGATGTAACAAATATAGAGGGTACTGTAGAAAAGAACCAGACGAAGAACAGCTCTGGTACCACAGTATCTTGGTCACTGCCTGCTGGCACTAACAGAACCATTGGCGCATTTGAGGATACGCCTAAGCGCAGATTGTTTTGGTTCAACTGGAACTCTAACGGCAATCACGCGATCTATTGCTATGACAATGACGACGATATTATCTACACTGTATTCTATCAGTCAGGACTTAGTGATGTTCTGAACTTTCAGGAGGGAAGTTTCGTTCACAGTATATCAATGTCTGGCAACATATTGTACTGGACTGATAACTACAACGAGCCTAAGCGAATCAACGTAGATGCTGCGATAAAAATGAACCATCCCACGTTCTCGACAACCGAGACTAAATACGATGCGTTCAGCATAAAGAAAACAACAGGCGGATCTGGCTACGTGAATGGTACCTATACTAACGTACCAATCACTGGTGGTAGCGGATCTGGGGCACTTGCAACAATGGTTGTTGTTGGAACTGTGGTAGACACTGTTACAATAACATATCACGGAACTGGCTATGCAGCTGGTGATACGCTAAGCGCATCCAACACAAACCTAGGGGGAACAGGATCTGGACTTAATATAACAGTCACAAAGATATTTGACAAGTCTGTGGTAAGCCTAATCCGACCTCAGCCTATGCTGCCTCTTACTGTAGCAAAGGCAATCGACGGATCTTTCACAAACAATTTCATAAGCTCAGAGGCTTTCCAGTTTGCGTATAGATTCGTATATAGAGACAATGAGGTTAGCACATTCTCTCCAATGTCAAAACTAATTGACTATAATACAGAGGCTGAGATTGCGTCAGGGTACAACTCTGTTGCAATAACCGTTCAGTCTGGTCAATGGATTGAGCAGGACGTCAAGAAGATTGAGTTTGCTGCCAAGTATCTTACTGGCGGTAAAATGTTCATTTTCAAAACACTAGAGACTGGATTCAACGCACACAACAATGGTACCAATATTGCATTCAATTTTTATAATGATATTGTTGGTGTTGCCGTTGATGACGCAAGCTCTGTAAAACCATTTGATAGCGTACCGTTAAAGTCCAAGACACTTGAAATAGCCAAGAACAGATTGTTTCTTGGAAATAATTTAGAGGGTTATGATACTCCTACTACCACATCATTGTCGGTTGGTTCAAGTATTGTAAGTACTACGTCTGTGGTCGGTAAGTGGTATGTGTTTGTATATAATGCTGCAGGAGGTCCTTACACAAAGTATCTTTTGTTTGTTGACAACATTACTGGTAACAATGGTTACTACGAAAAGACTACTCCATTTACGCCTCCGCCATATCCAACCACAGTAAATATAGCAGACTATACTTGGAAGGGTTACACGTTAAATGAGTTAGCAAACTCTTACGGGATACTGCAAAGCGCAATTATTGTACTTCAGTATACAACTAATAATGCAACCGTATCTGGCGCCACATTGGCTGGTCTTTCTGGTAAGGTTGTTTTTAAAAGTGAATCTTCATACAGGGGCGGTATTGTATTCTTTGATTATGCTGGGCGCAAGTCTGGTGTAGTTACTTCAGATTCTATCAAGGCCAATATCCCTGACAGGACATATGCTGGAGATCAGTTTACTGAATTGGTTAGCTGGAGTCTTAGCAATACAAATGCTCTTAGTGAGATCCCGAGCTGGGCAACTCACTACTCTATCGTCAGAAGCAAGGCGCTACGCACAAACTTCTTTGCACAGCAGATAGCTGACTCTGTAAAATATATTACAAAGGATTCAACAGGAGCTTATCAGACACCTACCACAACATATGCTGCCGATGCTTTTGGTCTGGCAATTCAGGTTAAGAGTTTATCAAGCATTGGTTTTGGATACACATATCAGGAGGGTGACATAGTTAAATTGTATCTTTCGACAGGAGTTAATTATAGGCTTCGGGTAAAGGATACATACTCCGACTTTATTATTACAGAGCTTGCAAACGTAGGATCAGGACCTACTGCCATATACGAGGTATATTCTCCGTTTATACAGTCTGATACAATATACTACTACGAGGTTGGTGAAACATACAAGGTTGTCAATCCGGGTACTGGTAGCCGACAATACGGAACGGTGAGTGGGTTCTTTACTGGAGACGTTTCTTTGTTTGAGAGAACGGTTGGCGCTAATACTAAGTGGACTGAGAACATGAGTCCAAACGATAAGTATTGGAGAAGTTGGTATACAGACATTGGACGTGTAAACATTACATTATCCGATGGTCAGACGCAAAAATCAGTTAGTGTATCATTCTCAAATACTGTAATCCCGGGAACGAAGGTTAATGGATTAAGCACATTTGATACGCTTGATCAAACAAACCTCCCAACAGAGCTGGCTGCGATAAGCCGATTAGTGTTTACTTCAAAGTCAATTACAGATGGAACAGTCATGTTGGCTGTTGGTGAGCAGGAGACCGCGAGCCTATACCTAGGCGAAACTCAGCTACTAGATAATACCGGGTCATCGTTCTTGGCCAAGAGTACTGGTGTTATTGGTAACGTGAATGTATTGAAAGGCTCATACGGAACATTGCATCCAGAGAGTGCATTTGAGTGGCAGGGAGCTGTTACGTATTTTGACTCTAATAAGGGTTGCTGGGTTCGATATGACCTGAACGGATTGACTCCAATATCTGACAATAAAATGTCAAAGTACTTCCGCAAGGTTGGTGTTGACATTCTCAATTATTTCAAGAGCGCCACAAGTTATAATAATCTAAACCCTAACTTAAGTCTTCGTGTTCTTGGAATTACAGATCCATTCCATGGTGAGTTTGTTTTCTCAATGCCTAGGATGAAGTTGGCTCCACAGAATCCGATTCTCTCTGATATGCAGATTGGTACTATTACCACTGCCATTTCAACAACTCCTCCTTCGAATACATACACAATAAGTGTAATACCTGATAAGGTTTATACAATATCTGCACCTGCTGGTGTTGACGTATTCTACTGTAGCACCAAGATATTTGGAGCTGGAGCGAACAATACATTTGTTGCCACAGACTCTACAAGCTTTGTGGTTGAGTCCGCATCTCCTGTTACTGGCAATATTGTTCTGACAGAGATCCTGACAAACCTGTACGACGCGTATGATGGTGTTGGTGGCACATGGTGTTACCATCCTGCTATCGATCGTTTCGTATCTAAATACAGCTTCCGACCTGAGTGGATGTGCGTTGTTGGAAACCGTTTGGCAAGCTTCAAAAACGGCAAGCCATTTATCCACAACGGGACCTATAATACTTTCTACGGTCAGGCATACAACTCTTCGTTGGCTGGAATACACCACGATCAGGAAAGGGTTATCAACGTATTCAATAGTGTAGGCGTTGAGGGGGACACTCCAGATCGTATGCACTTCAGGACAGAGGTTCCAAACGTACAAAGCTCTGATCTGGTTTCTGGAGACTTCTCCGTTAGAGAGGGGGTAAGTTATTCAGACATTCTTAGGGACCGTTTAAGCCCCAATACGACAGGTTCTTTTGATGAGAAGGTCTACAAGGGTGACCGGGTTCGGGGGCACTCCTGCATGTTCCTGTATCTCCTAAACACTCCTACCACAAAGAAGTATCTGAGCTTCATCAACCTGAGCTTCACTCCTTCCACAGGACAGACGGTATAATATCACCCCCTGTTTATCAAGGGGTTTATATATCCATATACGATTTTTGCACGTTACTAAATTAATTAGCAATGGGTCCATTAGCAATAGCTGGAGCTGCAGCAGGTGGTCTTCAGGGACTTTTCGGAATATTTCAGGGCGCCAAGATGTTGAAGGAGGCCAAGAAGATCAATCCATTTTACACCCCATATCAGGGTAGTCAGGCGGCTCGTGAGCAGATGGGTATGGCCCAGACTCGTATGAACGCCCGTGCTCCTATGCAGGCTGCTCGCCAGCGTGGGATCTTGGGTAGTCAGGCTGGAATGATGGCTAATGTACGTAGTGGTGCTACGGATGCTTCACAGCTTTTACAGATGGCAGGCGCTGGTCAGGCTCAGACTGATCTGGCCACAGAGAAGCTGGCCGAGCAGGACATAGCATTTGACCAGCAGGCTATGGCAAATATTATGCAGGCCCAGAACCTGATGGTTGGTGAGGATCGTATGAAGTTTCAGGACATGATGAACAAATACCAGATGGATCTGCAGCAGAAGAACGCATTGAGGACCGCTGGTCAGCAAAATATAGCCAGTGGACTTGGACAGATTGGTGGCGCAGCACTTGGCCTTGAACAACTTCAACAAGGCCAGAAGGCTCAACAATTCTCAAATCAATTACTTCAGGCTTATCTAAAAAAATGAACGGAATATCCCCAATACAATTTGGAGAACAGGTACAGCAAGGTTTAACAAACATTGCACTGATGAGCCAGAAAAGGGAACTGGCAAAGCAGGAGCGGTATCAGGAAGAGTTCAAGCAGAAGCTTGAGCTTATGAAGCTTATTGACCCTAAGGTATTGAATCAAAACCTAGAGACAGAGATTTCAAACGAGGCAATAAATCTAGTTCGGGAGAATGTAAAAAACTTCTTGTTAGATAAAAAGAATGAGTGGGCTTCTGCAGGGCAATTGCAATCATTTATTCAAAACGAAGTTGGTCGCATTACTCAGTGGAACAACAAGTTTAAGACAATCAAAAGCAATATTGAAGAGCAGGCCAAGAACATGCCTAATGACCCATTGATCAGCAAAGATCTGTGGGTGAAGGCTGCTAAATCAAATGCACTGTTCTCTAATGGCCGTGTTAAAACTCTTGAAGAGCTTGATGCAGACAAGACTGATTGGGTTACTCAGACTTGGGACCAAAGCGGAAATACATTCCTTAGGCTTGACGAGGTTCAGTCTGATCTGAGTAAGACTTTAAACTCTTTGCCAAAGAATAAAACCAAAGTTTCAAGAACTGTTGGAGCAACAGCCAAAAAACCCGGTCAGAAAAAGGAGTTCTATATAGACATCCCTTCAGCATTTACTTGGGATGATGTAAACAATAAGGTACTGGTAAAGCGTGGAGCAGACGGTCTAATTGACGATCAGGTTTATACAATGTTTGTTGGCAGTCCAAATAGTGCAAAAGACAAATACTTTACCAGCATAACAATTGACCGTATTAAAAGCGATCCAGCAAACAAAATATTGGATGCAAATGGAAAGGTGATCGATCAAGCCGGATTCGATAAGTTAAAGAAAAATGTTGTCGCTGAATACGCAGAGAAGTTCTCTCCAAATGTTGAGAGTGATATAATGCAGCAAATGCCAGCCAAGAATGAAACTCGCGTAACAGTTGTTACTGGAGGAGAGAAGCCAACTGTTGGGTCTAAGTGGATGGGTTCAATGAAACGTGCATGGGAAAGCGGCGATGTCGCTAATATAAATAAAATGCTCAAATCTCTGTACTCAGGCGGAACAAAGCTTGAGACAGTTAATTATGATGGAGCAAATATTGTGGCAAAATTCAAGTCAGGTTCGAAAGATGCTATAACCGGAGAGCCTTTGCCATCTGAGGTTAAAATACCCAGTTCAGATCCAGATGCTCTCACAAAAATCGCTGGCCTATACCAGACTGCAAGGGGATCTGACAAAGGTATTGAGCAGTTCGTAGATAAGATAACTATAGGTGGTTTCTAAAACAACAAGCATGTCTGTAAACAAAGATAAAGCAAAGCTGCTTTTTGATGCAACAAGCCAAGACTACGGTATCAACAACTTTGATTCGTTCGTTGAATCATTAAATGATGATGTAAAGCGCAAGGAGTTCTTTGAGATGGCAGGAGCAAAATACAATATTGGTAACAATATTGATGAGTTTGAAGAGAAGCTCGGTATTAAAAAAAAAATTCTGGCGGAAGAGACACTTCAGCCAAATCTGGAAAAGCCAATACTCACTCAGTTAGAACAAATAATTCCTCAGTTAGAACCAAAGGATGGTGGCGAAGAATTACCTCGTTCATCCGCAAAGCAACCAAGCTCCTCCCCATCAGAATCTCAATTACCATCTCCATCGGAAGGTAAGCCTGTTTACAATCTAGGTAATACTGCGTTAGACATAAAGGCTAATGCCAAGAAGTACGCAGATCAGTTTTATTCTACTACAAAAAAGAAGGTTGATGACGCAATGTCTGAGTATAACTCTCAGGTTGCGTGGCTTAATAATGAGATTAACGCCGGTGGAATTACACGGATGGAGGTTAACTCATTGTCAAGCGGATTTAAGCGTCAGGCTGAACGTAAGATAGAAAAGGCTAAAGAGGAATATAATAATCAGATTGCAGAAATTAATAATCAGGCTGGCTCTTTGCTTCAAAAGTTTAATGCAGCCGTACCCAATTCATCCCCAGTTGCACCATCTCAAGCATTAAATGCTAACACAGGTGATCCATTAAAGGGTCTTCGTGGCTCCGATAAAGCAAAGGTTGCTGAGCGTGCAAATCAAATAGGGATTGATCCGGAAGCTTTATATGCTGCCGTAAATGATTTTGATGGTGATGATGAAGTGATTCTGAAAAAAGCTAAAGAGTTTGCAACCAACAGAGCTGAGTATAATAAGAGTAAGGCTGCTTACACGTGGCGCAACTTGCTAAAAACCACAATGAAAAATAGTGGCGTACCTGATGACGAGGCTAATATAAAAATTAATTACGTGACCAAGCTCCAACAGCTTGACATAGATCCTCAGACAAATCAGAGCATACCAGCTACATATGAATCTTCTTTCAACAGAGTATCAAAAATTGGTGATGTAATAAAGCAAAACATCACAAATGAGGGGGACCTACGTGAGGCACTTCGCGCTCTTAATGTTGACGCATATGCTGTGATGTATCAGGGAATGAAAGATCAGAATGTGGTCAACAATTGGGCTAAAACTGGAAACGGGAATGTATTTGTTGGGGCAGGTCTTGATATGCTTCGTCTTACAGATCCAGAAAGGGCAAAGACTCTTTTAGAAAGAATACAGAATCAGTACGCAACAAACGAAGATAAGGCATTATATCAAAGGGAGCTTGAGAATATTGGTCTAAATGCAATTGCATTTGAGGTAAATAGGAATCTTAACAGAGCTACTCAATCTGAAAAATCTCCATCAGAAAGTTTCATAAGCGCTCTCAACAATTGGAAGACTCTCGCTGAAAAGACAAAGGCGTCTCAGGTAAATAGATACGGTGATGTCATCGGAGCAGACATTGACAGAACGCTGTACGATGTTACAGAGGGTCTTGAGACTTCAACTGGTGAAAAGGCAATTTATAATATTGCGACGGGTATGACAGAGTGGTTGGATAGAGGCATATCTGCCATCTGGGATTACACAACTAAAAATCAAGAACAGAGAGTTGCCGCTGACATGAAGAGGGATCACTCGAAGTATGTTACGGAAGAAATTCTAAACTACGCTGATGTTGGTTCTACGATGCGTGAGGCTGAATACATACCAAAGCTTGTAGACCCAGAGATCAAGAAGCGGGTTGATGAAGTGATGGCAAACACATCTCTGGACAGAGATGAAAAGTACAAGCAAATCTACCCTTTAATTAAGAACGCATACATTAACGGCGGGATTGAATTTTTCTCCAACCCAAACAAAGGAAATATAAACCTAACGTCAAAGAATATCCTACACCTTCTTTCAACGTCAGGAGCTAGGTCTATCGGAAACGTAATACCAGCTGTCATGACTGGCGGTGGTGCTTCAACTGCACTAATCGCTGGTCTTGATGCTGCTGCCATGAAGTATGACGAGCAGTTCAGAGAGGGTTCTAATGACCCTCTTGCAAGATCTATAAGAACTGGTTTGACCGTTGGTGCTCTTGCTGGTATCATGGACGAGGCTGCTGCACTGTCTAAGGCGTTTAAGGGAGGGAGTGCTTCACTGGTTTCTAGGCCTACGGCTATCTCCTCCGCAAAAACATTTGGCACGAACATATTAAAAGAGGAGGGGGAAGAGCTACTTACAGAGGCTTTAGATGGCGACGTGGTGAAGAACTGGAAAGAGGTTGTTCTGTCTACGGCTATTATTTCTCCGATCTTCGCTGGTCCTACAGCCATCATAGACAACAGGCGGTCTTCTGATATGTACCGGCAGTTGTGGTTTGAGGCAGGAGCTAGTCCCGAGCTGGCAAAGAATGGTCTTAACCGCATGTTAAACGAGGGCGCTATAAATACGACCCAGTTTAACGAGGCATCTAAGAGGGTTGACAGAATGGCCCAGATCGTGGCCAATATGCCAAAGACGGATATGAATGGTAAGCCTCTTAGCGACGCACAGAAGGCTAAGTATGCAGACAACCTGATGAAGAAGTATGACGCCAAGAGCATCCCGGACACGCTTCCAACTAAGGTTGCAGAGCAGATAAAGGCTGATGCTGAAAAAGCTGATGCAGAAAACGCTTCCATACTTGAGGGACAAGCTGCTCCAGAACTCTCTACTACAGAGGATAAAACAACTGAACAAATATCCAAGCAGGATCAGATCAAGCAAAAGAACGAATTCATTACTGACGCAGACTTTGTTCAAGAGGCATTCACACCTGAAGAAGATGCTGCTGATCGTGAGGCATTGCCCGAGTCGCAGTTTAAGACAGAGGAAGAGCTTTCAGACTTCTTGGCAAATGGTCAGTATGCAATGCTAACTGGACAGAACCCAGAAGCCACACCACTTTCCAAAGATGCAAACCGTAAGCTAAACGAAAAGGCTCAGCAGTGGTTGAGTTCGCGTGGACTTACAGCTATACCAATTTTTGGTAAGTACGGCAACTCTGAGCGCTCATTCATGGTCCCTAATATGACCAAGCAGCAGGCGGTAGAATTTGCTAAAGAATTCCAGCAGGAGTCAGTGGCTCATAGCTCTGGCCTTGTATATCAGGACGGTTCATTTAATCCAAGAACAGAGGGTGTAGATATCAGCCCCAGATTTGATCAGGGTGGTGACTTCTTCTCTACCATTAATGTCGGTGGCAAGAAGGTTGACTTCTCCATTAACTACGACTTCGATACTAAGGTAGAGCCAAAGAAAGCTTTGTACGAAAGCCTGCGTAAAAGAATGTTCGGTGATGTTGGTCAGAAGGTTGCCAGTGCACAGAAAGCGCTTGAGAAAACAGGTGTTGTAATCAACATGATTCAGGACCCTGCAGAGTTTGATCGAACAGTAGCCCAGTTCGGGGGACAGAAAGGCATTGAGGGTGTATTCGTTTCCGATCAGGGACAGATATTTATCAACCAGTCTAAACTCGATCAGGGTATTGCCGATGGCCGGGTTATCTGGCACGAGTCCTCACACCCAGTGGTTAATATTATTAGAAACACGAACCGCCAGCTTTTTGATAAGGTTGTGTCCGGTCTTAAGCAGGCATCTAAGAACAACAAAGGTGTAATGGATGCTTTGACTTGGGCTGAAACAAACTACGCTCAGGATGGTCAGGGCGTTGTTGATGACGAGGCTGTTGTTGAAACAATAGCTGGAATAGCAGAAGGCACTATTGATATACAGGCGCTTCCTACTGGGGTAAAGCAATCTATTATAGAGTTTATTAATCGTATTGCTAGAGCGCTTGGCTTTGATCAGGTGCTTGATGATACAGATATCGCGGCTTTTAAGAAGCTCGCCAGTGATGTAGCCAATGCACTAAGTACTGGTCAAGACATTTCAGAGATAGTAGGTGCAGAGAATGTAAAAGAGTACCTTAATACTGTTGAGGCACCCGGAATTGTAACTGGAGGCGAGCTCAATAAGGCAACACAGTCTAGGGTTACTGCAGAACCAGCTGTAAATGTATATGCATCAAAAGATGTTTCTGCACTTCCACAGAAAAGTTTAACTGAAATATACGAGCAGTTCGGTGGTAAAGCTGTTGTGATAAATTCAGACCCTACACGCGTTGGTACTCTTACCCTACCATCAGGCAAAACCATATTCATGTATGGTGGACCTGCATACTTGTCTGTAAAAGATAACGTGGATGGTAATGTAGGATTCGCTACCACGCAGATTAGTAAGGTTAACACTTGGATGAACTATGTGAAGGAGGTGTTTGGTGATCAGCCCGGTGTTACACTTGTGGCTTCACAGGCGCCAACATCAATACTTAGTAATTCATACGCCCTACGCTATGTGATGGATGGTATATCACAGTTGCCGAAGTCTGTGCTCAAGTCATCTGATTTCAAGAACGAGTTCTTTGGAAAGGATCTAGTGTTACTGAAGGATGCTTTTGGGGAGAAGGCTTACAATGAATTTGTAAACAAGTATAAGAAAGCTGACCTGTCTAACCCCGAGGTGATTGATGCAATGATCTCCGAGATGGCATACAAGGTTGGAGATGATAATAAGCCGGCAAGTTTTAAGGCGCGTGGTGCATTTGTTAGTAACCTGCTTGGAGGCTTAGCCGAGAAGGCGTCTCTTAAGGGTGTTGAGGGTGATAAGGGTTACGTGTCTAAGAAGCCAAACAAGTTTATTGCAAAGCAAATGATGGATCGTCTTGGCATTAATGCCGAGAAGGTGATGAGAGAGATTGGAGAGCCTTCGCTTGTTGAGCAGTACATGAACGAAGGCAACTGGGGATTTGCAGTAGCTGGGTTCGAGACAGATCCGAATATAACTGTCGAGTCTGTACAGAACGGTGGGGTTAAGCACCCACTGTTTAACGCCAAGTTCCCCGGTAAGAACCCATTCATTCTGGATGGCGCATATGACCTTGACCAGATGTTTACTCCTGTAGAAATGACTGGTCCCTCTGGCATGCCATATACAAAGACTGCCTCACAGATGCTGGCTGGTAGTATGTATGTAAAGGGTCAGCCTATCAGCGGTCAGGGATCGTTTGAATATAAGAATGTCAGCCCTTCTGGTAGAAGAATACAGTCATCTAAAGGTAATCGTGTGACACGTGCAATGGAAAATGTGTCCAACCAAATGACTGAGGATGGTCAGGGAAACTACGTATTCTACCACTATTCTAACAAAGATATTAAGAAGATCGATCCATCCAAGTTTGGGCGTAATCTAGCCACTGGTCGTGATGAGCGTCCGGGTGTTGGGCTGTCCATGTACTATACACGTCCCGATATTATGGAGGCAAATGTGCCTTCAGAATTTGGATATGTCGTGCGCATCCCAAAGAATAAGGTGTATCCATTCAATGACGATCCTCTTAATCTTCTTCCTGAAGCTGAGAAGCAATTTAAAAAGCAATTCCCAGATCAGGCATTTGACTTTAATAAGCAGGTAGGTTTTGTGACCAAGGTGGCTGCAGATCGGGGGTATCCTATGACCGTTGCTGAATGGAATGTCGGTAGGAAGAAAGCTCTCAGAGCTCAGACAACCGAATCAATGAAGCCTGAGAAGTTTAAGGAAAATGTGTTTGAGGATGGCTACTTGCAGGAGAAGATTAACCCTAAGCTTGACTTTGTTCCGAACGCTAAGAAGCGTGCACAGATGTCAAAGGGCAACCGCGACAATGAGATCCGTCAGTTTATTCGTGAGAATATCGGGCAGTATAGTCCTGATGAAATCTCTCAGGCAATCCAAGATGAGATTGGCATTTCAAAGGCCGACGCTGATGCAATGGTTGCTGCCGAGTCTAAAGGTCAGGCGCCATTGGCTGAAGAGATTAAAACATTCCAAGAAGGACAGGGCGAGGAGAAGCCACGTGCAATGGCTGATCAGTTCGACAATCTTGCTCCTGAGGTAGAGTCTCAGATAGACGACGAGGCTCGTACATACTTTGCCAAAACTAATAAGCAGACCGACGAAGAGGTAGATAAGTTTATTGAGGGTAAGGACATGGCAGCTCTGGCTGACTATGTTGTTTCAAACCCCAACATCCCGGGTCGAGTTAAGATCTGGATGGCAGCCAAGGTTGCGAAGAATCTGGGCAGAGACATCGAGGCAGCTCGTGCAAATGGAGATCAAGCAGAAGTTGCAAGACTGTCTGAAAAGCAGGCCAATATTTATAACACATTTGCCCGGGAAGCTACAGAGCTTGGTCAGGCGGTGCAGGCGTTTGTGGCTTTCAATGACGATCCTAATGCTGTAAACTTCTTCCTGAATAAGATCCTGCGCCAGCTCAAAGAAAAGGGTGTGGAGTCTATTACCGATCAGCAGCGTAATGACATTATCGGATTGATGCAGGCGGTTAATAACGCCCGCCCGGGTCTTCCTAAGAACAAGGCCATCATCCAGCTATCCCACTACTTGGGTAGACTGGCGCCTGTTAATATCGGAGATGTACTGCAGTCAATCTGGTACGCACACATACTTAGCGGTGTAACTACACAGCTTAAGAACATCTACGCGAATACTACGATGTTGGCACTGGAGCTCCCGATCGGGGCGACTTGGCAGTCGATGAAGAACAGAAGCCTGATGCCTTTTGTGTATGCGTTTAAGGGTCTTGGAGCAGGACTAGCAAAGGGTATTGTAAAGGGCGCTGACATTCTGCGCGCAGGTGTTACAGAAAAGGATGCAAATAAATTCTTCGGCACTGAGCCTGTACTTGAATACTTCTCTTGGAAGCAGACCAAACTTGGCAAGCTCGGGGGCGGTGCTGTAGGTAAGTTATTAGACTTCCCTCTGTTTATTGGTATATCGCCTAAGACATTGAAGATGGTTGGCCGTGCTCTTGCCGGAGCGGATGCTTTCTTCTCTACCACAGCTCAGGAGGCTATGGCAAATATGCTTGCATACAACCAAGCTGTTGCTGAGGGCAAGTCTGGTATCACGCCTAACGGATATCGCAGGGTTCAGGAACTGTTGGGTAACACCAAGCAGACCATTCAGGACTCAGAGGCTACGGCTGTATCTGAAGGATTCAAGCCCGGAACAATAGAGTACAAGCGCCGTGTGATCGAGCTTGTTACACAGACCAGAAATGAACAGAATCAGGTTGCGGCCGAGGAGTTCGGTAAGCGTGTAACGCTGACTAACGAGCCGGAAGGATTTACCCGTGGTATATACCAAGTCGCTACCGCTATACAGCAGTACATGCCTATCGCACGAGTGGTTATACCTTTTACCCGTATCGTCTCTAACATATCTGAGATGATCATCAACTACTCTCCTGCTGGCGCATACCGTGCGTTGACTGGAATCAAGAACCCAAAGCTGTCGTTTAAGTTCAGTCCAACTGGTGACAACAAACTAAGCGATGAAGCAAGGGGCGAGTTGTTCCTGAAATCAAGCATGGCAATTGCCGCAGTAGCTCTATTGATGGACAATGTTGGTGACGATGAAGAGGATTGGTTTGATATTACCGGAGGTGGACCTACAGACTTCCAGAAAAAGTACGAGCTGATGAAGGGTGGATGGCGCCCGTATACTATCAAATTAAAAGACGGAAGATATGTAAGCTATGCAGACTGGCCCATCGCAGGCGCTCTGTCTGGCCTTGGCACCATGCGTGACATTCAGCAGTATGAGAAGGAGGATGTAAAGAAGAATGAATCTAGACTTGGACTTGCCGCATATGGGTACCTGACTGCATTCTATGACAAGTCTTTGATCAAAGGTATATCTGACTTCGTTGACCTGTTCCGCCTTAAGGGTAAGTACGGACCAGATGCTACAAGTCTTGAAAAGTTTGAGAAGTTTATGGCCAACCAAGCCAAGGCTTTGGGCATGACGAACTTTAGCCAGCAGGTATTCAAACTTATTCAGGAGTACAACGACGATCCGATTAAGGAGGCTAAAGGATGGGAGACACTGTATCGTGATCTCCCGGTTATTAACGACGGTCTTAACCCCATAATAGATGTATTCGGAGATCCGGTTACGCCTAGTACAACAGAGCGGCTTTTGCCTTGGTTAACTGTGGCAGACGAGAAAAAGGATGCGATGATTGAGATGCTGAACAAGAAGGGGATCTTTATTGGTATTCCGGAGGAGAAGCCTTTCGTTGAACTTGAGACTAGAACAGAGCGAGAGATGACTCGCGATGAGCTGTATCAATATCGCAAGATGGCTGGCGAATACACCAAGGCAATCCTGCTAAACAGAATTGATGACATCAGCAATGCTGCTGACAAATATGAGGGGGAGTTTAAGCAGAAGGCTTGGGAGAAGATGATTGGTAATGTCGTGGGAGTGGCAAGAAAGAGAGCATATGTAGACTTGCTGATGAACAAGAAGACAGATATCAACAAGCTGTTTGAAGATCTTAATCAGGAATAGACTCTATTATAGATTTTATCTCTATCAACAGTGATGTGATTCTATAACCGGCTTGTGATAGCGTGTAGCATGCTCCAGACCTCTCTATGATTTTATTTCTTTCAAGTTCCCTTATTGACTTTGCCATCTGAGTGCTGCTTATATCTGGTAGTAGCTGCTTTATCTTATTAAATCTTGCTGGCTTTACATACAGGATAAACAATATCATTGGCTTCCACTTACCGCCAATCTTGCGCCGCTCATAATTTATTTTATTGTGATCTAGTTTACGCACGGTACAATTTATGACCATGCTTACCATTGCTGCCACCGCTCATAATAAACCGGTAATAAAAAGATTACCTGTTTGAACAACCTTTTGTATGCTATCTATCTAAACTAGATATATTGCTTAAAACTATTGTTATGCCAACATTAAAGACATTTAAAAAACCAGAGCAAAGATCCGTTACCGTTGAATCTGGTGAAGTATTTATGATCCAGAAAAACATACCAATATCTGGAACATTCAGATCTCTTGGTGCACATCTAAGGTACCCGTTTGATAAGATGCTACCGGTGGAGTCGTTTGAAGTTAAAATTAATAAGACAGACGCCAGAAGGAGGGTTGCCAACCTATCGTCAGCATGTGCCTCATACGTCAAGAGGGGTAACAAGGCGGCCAAGTTCACCGTAAGGAGGACGGCAGACACTACCGTCAGGGTTTGGAGGATAAAATAAAAGGGCCCCCAGTTCGGGGGCTCTGTGGTTCATGTGCGGTGTGGTAGTGCAGTATGTGCAAACCCCGTGCCCTGTCACCCGATCTGCCAATATATCATGGTGTGTTTTTAATGGGTGATAGTTTGGGCCTAGGTAGCTTTGCCTATTATGGCACTGTTAGACTTATACATATCCAATCTTACTGCTACGCCGGGAGGTCAGCCTGCTGGCGCCCCAGCTTCGAATACACCTCCGCCAGAAAATGGCGAGAAGAAGCTTGTCAGAAAGTATGCAACAACTGTACTCCCGGGAGGGAAGAAGACTCTTATTGACGTATCTAAGGAGGTTGCAAAGAATCTGAATCTCGACCCCAATATGCTTGCCAGTAGCGCTCTTGTAGAGGGCGTTAATTTGATGTTTAATCCCAAAAATAAGATGATGGGAAGCGGGCTGGACTGGGCATCTGATGCATATTATACGGCCGGAGAGCGTGGTCAGCTTGATATTAATAAGTACCCAGTTGACGCGTTCTATTACGCCGGTCTTGACAATTTTGGTAATATGGTTGAAGGGCTCAAGAAGAAAGGGTACCTGTCAAAGGACATGGACTTTGCAGTATACCCTGCTTGGAATGAGTCTGTAGAAAGGTCCATCAACAAATATGTGAAAGATAAGAATCTGATCAAGACCGCATACGAGGGCAAAGGTGAGGAAAGATTTAAGGCCATGGATCAGATCAATGAAATACTTGCAAAGTATGGCATAAAGCCAAACCAGACTGTTGCATTTAAGAATCCTGAAGATATGATCGCTGCAAAGGGCGCTTGGCTTCGCGACATGTCTGATCAGGTTGATGCATACGCAGCCAAGAAAAAGGTGAAGCTCACTCCCGAAGAAAAGAATTATCTGATCATGTCAGGATATAACGGAGGTCCGGGCACAATGCAAGGACTGATTAATGACATGGCTGCTGGCGTAAAGAATATCACCAAGGTTGGTGGGAAGAACAGGGCCGCACATACACATGTCAAAAAGAGAATGGACTATATGGGGTATATGACAGATATGTACTCTAGCCCATTCCCACAGCAGGGATCACTTCAGCAGACTGTTGGAGGAGCTCCGATGAACAACCAGTAATTATTCTCTGGCGAACCAGACGGTTGCTACACCTTTGTATATGGAAACGCCAATTCGTTTCCATCTAGTCCATCCCCTTTCTACTATTAGATTATCATGCGCTGACGAAGACTTCCATCCGTTTAGCGCACAATTTGCATTACACGGATCGTCTTTGGGATCGTGCATGTGAGCTATCTCAAATCCGTCGGCTTTCATTCCTAGCAATTCTTTAGGCTTATCCCACATTATGTATGCGTTATCCCTACTGTTTACACAACCGCCTGTCCAGAACTTTGACTCAGACCAGCTGTGCATGCTACAGTTAACGTCTCTGAATTTCATGTGGAAGTATATGTCCATTGAATGGATGTGTGCCACATAAGATAGGGAGTCGCAGTACGCAACTGGCGGTAGGTTTTTTGTTGCTCGGTATTTGTTAATCTCGTTGAATAGTATCGTCTCCTCCTTTGACCGTTCGTGTAGTGTGTCTGTCGCAAATATCGCAGCGATAAATAGTATTGTCATTGATTAAGTTTTCAAGTTTATTTAATAGTTGACCGACTACAATGCCGATCTTCAGGCTGTCTCCAGTCTCAATTGTTTGAGCAAGTGATACGTATATTTTTTTTAGCTCCTCTTTCATATTATCTTTTTAAATACTACTTCTGTTGTTAATCGCAGGCATTCCAGATCTGAATTGTTCATGATCTTGTAGTCGAATTTCCAGTTATCCAGCGCCGTCTCTGACGGGTGTCCATTGACTGGTCCAACACCGGGCCTATCAACTCTAACTATCACACCTCCCATCTCCTTTATAGCTTGTGCTTCGTTTGGAAACCGGCAGTCTGTGATCACCCAGTTCGGGTAGACTGTCTTGTTCTTTTCAAAATCATGAGTGCTAACATAATCAGACATAAGAGCATTGACCCAAGCGTTTGGGTGAAGTCCATCCCTGATGGCGTCTGTTCCCAATTTCTGCAGCATATCACGAACTGTCATCGGCTCCTCACCGTCCTCGTTGATTGTCCACCAGCATCTGGGTAGTGCACTCTTCTTTACGCTCTGGCTGTCTAGAGCATCTACCGGTATACCTGTTAACATACTGGCGAACTCCTTTAGTTTACCAGAGAAGCGTTTAATCTTCCACTTGGACTGATACTCCATCCAACCTTGATGGTGGTAGATGTTTTCGAATATCTCATCTATAGGCATGTTGCCGGTATTGTTGCAATTAATTAGCTGGATCATGTGTGCCACGGCGTCCTTGCCGGAACCAGCGTAACCAGATAGTGCTATGATCATATTGATTTGATGGTTTTAGTTTGACGGAATTCCATTTTCTCTTGGTAGTTTACCAGCAGTAGCGCCAGAAGTTCATCTGCTTCATGGTAAGCCATATTGAATTCGTTGTCACCATGATTGATGACGATGCCGTTACCGTCATCCTTCAGTGACGCAACTTCTTCACCGGGCGATTCCCATTCAGAACTTTCTGATCTGTACAGCGTGTATTCAACGCCGCCTTTAATATTCAAATCAATGTCATACTCATGTGAGTCGACGGGTCCATTGATGTTTTTGTTGATCCATACTTGTATCATATTATCTGTTTTTTGTTGGTGTACGAATTGCGGTTGCGGATACCTTCTCAACCTTGATGAGAGTTAGCTCCCCCGTGCAGGCGGGACATTTGAACTTCTTCTTGTGCAGGTCCGAGTCCCATACATATTCGGTAAGCTCGGCGCCACACTTACACTTGTACTTGCGTGGTGATAATTTATTTGCCATATGTTTCGTTGTAGTATTGTTCAAATGTCATAAAAGCTTTTTCTTCAAATCTTGGATGTGCATCATCATACAACCACGATTCAGCAATAGCTTGCTCTTGTCCTGCTGAAAAAGCATCCTTCTTCTGCTCTTCCTCCATTGCTTTGGCTTGTTGAAGAGCATCAAAAGCCGAACGTTTTATTGTCCATTCTAATGGTATTTGGTCGAATAACCATTCTACTGCTGTTTGTTTCATAGTTTATTTGTTTTAATCTTCAATTAATGTAAGTGATATTCCAACAGAGAGAATAATCCATATACAAATAAGCATAAGTCTACCTTCAAATTTCCAATTTCTAAAATCCAATTCAAGGGATAAAAAAATACCTATTAGATAAAGGAGTATAAAGAGAAGTACTGATAGTAATATTTTCTTTTTCATATTATTTGTTTTAGTAGTCAGGACAGGATTCGAACCTGTATGATGTAAACTTTGCAAGCAACCTAATCTTTGATTCAAGGCATTACATCTTACACATTAGCGTCTATCATTCCGCCACCTGACTATTTATTTTAATTGTGGGAAGTGGTGTCATTATTAAGATAGCTTCTTCAACCACTTTTTAGTAGCCTGACTTGGATCTTTTACGTACTCAGTGATAGCCGCCAGTGCATCTGCTGACGAGGCGAACGGTATCTTCTTGCACCCTATTGTAACTACGCACCCAATAGACAGCCAATTTATGTTGATGACGTGCTCCTGTAGTAGACGCTGCTTTTCCTGTTCAGGAGTTAACTCCACTGGGTCTGGACGATTAATTGTTAATGTTTTACCTGTGTTAGCGATAATCATGTTATCCATAGTTGTTTGTTTTAGTAGTCAGGGCGGGTCCTGCCCCCGCACCTCACACCTCAGTGTGCGCTCTACATTGAGCTACCTGACTGGCCGTTTAGAACGGCAGCTTCTCTTCAGCTGGCTGTGCTGTGAACACCTGCAGGTAAGGCTTACCTTCCTTGCTCTTGCGCAGCGTTACGTTTACCCAACCCTTCTCATTCAGGTTGTCAGTAAGCTTCTTGATGTCGTCGGCAGTAAAGCCAATACGGGTTTCCAACTCACCGAATTTGTTCGTCGCTTCGGTAGTGCGACCTACATAGATCTTCTCCATGTTTACTTGATTTTGATGTTAAGTGTATAAATAAAAAGTCCTAGTTCGATGTCGAGCTCTTTGAGCTTCTTGTGAAATGCAACTACTAACACTGGGAACAGGAAGTAGTCGGTGTGCTTTTCTGTGGTGGTGGTGATTGTCATATGGTTGGGTTTAACTTTTCTCCATTCGATGGGTTACCGTATACCTTGATGTCGTTCTGGTCTACCGTTCTCAGCAGGCCGGTGTGGTAGAACTTCACAATGAACTGTGGGTTTGAGTGGATGCTACCTGCGATCATGAACAGCGCCACACCATAGCCAAGATCTTTGACCTCGACGTCGAAGGGATTGAGGATCTCGTGGATGGTTTGTACTATCATAGGATCTTGTTTGAGGTTAGCATTTGAACCAGCTCTTTGAAGTCTTCAATACTCATGGCGACAACAGTGCCTTGGCGATTACGCTTGTGGAACACGACGTTGTAGTTCTCATCCTGTGGCATTTCACTCAATACCTTGTGCATACTGCCGAGATTCTCTACGGCTTTGCACTGTACATTGAATGGTTCGGTGAAGCACAGATCGATACCTTGATCGTCTTTGTTCTTTGACTCAGATCGGGAGCTCACGCACTTCTCATATCCGAGCTCTCTAAAAAAGTCCCGGATCTGAAGCTCGAAGCTGTGTCCCTTCACTCTCGCTGATCGTCCTCTTGTTGCCATACTTGTATAATCTTTTAAGTCTTATCAATTCAACTATCGTATCCCATTCCATTGTGGGGTGGAAGACAGTTTTATAGAACTTGTTTGGGTGAGTCGGGCTGACCATAAGCATCTCAATGCCGGGTGCCACATCGTCTTCTGTTGCCAGCTCGGGGGTACAGTCTTCATTGACCAACCTCCACTCCCCCTTGTATGTACCCCATACCAGCTCATAAATTTCCGGCTTCGATGAGCTTACCGTAGTCGACCGGCTGGTGGATGAACTTCGTTTTGTCCGTGCCATCGTTTACTTTTTGGGTTGAGAAATACCTTGACGTGCAGACATCGTATCGGAAGTAGTCGATAGACTCCTGACCAGAGAAGCGGAAGCGGATCTTCCAGAAGTGGATCTCGGTCTGGTTGGTCTCCCGGTTACGGTACACCGTGATGCCTACGTCGGGGGCGTTGTAGTAGTGGGAGCTGTCGCCTACGTCGTATCCGGTTGGGACTTCGTACACAGCCTGCTTTACCTTGGTGAGTTTCTTGGGGTGGGCTACCAGCCAGATGTGGATGCCGTGCTCGCGGGCGAATGCCCTGAGGTCCCGCATCATGTTGCCGATCTGGTTGTGCCTGTTCTCCCCAGACCCGGCGATCTGCCGCTCCACCGTGCTCATGTTATCGATCACCAGACCCCTGATCCCGTGGCGCTTGACCATCTCCTCGGCCTTGGCCATGATGGCCTCCACCGTAGAGTCGTTCTCAGACAGCTTGTAGTACTTAAAATGCTCGTTAAGGAACGGGGTGGCTTCCTCTACCTCATCTCTGGAGATACGGGCGCAATTGGGCGCAGAAAAGAAACTACGGCCTGTCCTGATGGATAGCAGATCTGTCATGGCGAAGGTGGCGCTGGCCTCCTCAGCCGAGTATACTAGGTATGACCATCCGTGCCGGTCCGCCAGTCTGACCAGAATGTTCTTGAGCCATGTGGTCTTACCGTGTCCGGGGATACCGGTGATCAGGGTGACCATACCGGGATGCCATTGGAAGTGCTCATCCAGATTCTCAAACCCTGTGTCGTAGCCCTGCGGATACCCCTGATCCCACAGCTGGGTCAGTTCGCTGGCCGTTACCACGTCTATCCCGTCCACCGGGAATGGCTCTGCGTTGTGGTAGCACTCGACCAGCTTGGCCGGACCGTGCTTAAGCATGGTGTCGTTGGCGTCCTTCTCTGGTAGGTTGATGATCCAGCAGTTGGACTTGCCCAGCCTTCGGGCCAGCTCGTTTCTCAGGGCAATACCCGGTTCGTCGTTGTCTGTGCACAGGTAGATGCGCTTGCCTTCCAAGTACGGGAGCATATCCTCTAGCCATTCCAGCTTTTGGTTCCCCTTACTGGCTCCGTTCGGTACGCTGACTGCGGTCTTTACTCCAGACTCATAAAACGCAAGAGCATCGATCTCCCCTTCCGTAATAACCAACTCAGAGTCTGAATTATCGCTTGCAACGTCAATGCCGTAAAGGCTAAGCATAGCGCCAGACACAAGCTTAAACCTCTTCTGAGAATCGCGGTACTTGATGTTAACCAATTGTCCATTTAGAAAGTAATTAAAGTTTACGCATCGGGTTTCTTTGTCGCCCATGAACTCGACAGACTCTGTTATCTTATAGCGCAGTAGGGTTTGATTCGATATCCCCCGAGCTGCAAACCAGTCTATCACTGGCTGAGATAAAGTCTTGAGTTCACTGACTACAGGTGTGTACTCCTTCTTAGTCTTGACGGTGCCGGTCCAGCCGCAGTTGTGGCAGTTCCATATACCCTCCTCGACATTCACAGACAGGCACGGGTCTGCCTTGTGCTTGCGTGTTGCGGAGCACTTGGGGCAGGTGGTCTTCACGTCTCCGTTAGAACCGGTCCTGATGTTTATGCCTAGGCGTTGGAGTTTTTGTAGCATCTTTTGATATCTTTCTGGAGTGTTTTAAGTTTCTGATCGAGTTCAAATATTTGCTTCTTGAGATTGTCGGCACGCTCGTACGCCCGTCCCAGCTTTGCAATGAGCTCCTCTCTCTGTGTCTCGAGCTTGTCCTCCTTATCGAGTAGCTCTTTCTTTTTCTCTACTGATCCAATAATTGGTGGCGTCATCTAGGTATGTTTTAAATTTTTGAGTTGATCCGAATAATGTTGCTGGTCTGATATACTGGCGCATCTTTTCATCGTTGCCCCATGTTTCTTTTTTGTGCAGGATGACTGACTGAAACTGCTCGAACGTAGCCTGCGGGATGTGAGTGATGATGGTTCTTATCTTCAGGGTCTGGCTGTAGTGAGTACCGTTTACCTGATTGAAATAGTCCATCACTTTCTGCGCTAGGTCTACATCTTGGTATCCATCGATCTCTTCCTTGATTGAATTGTACTTAGTATCGTATTCAACCAATAGTTCGAGGGCAGTCAGTGCGTCACGCTTAGAGCTAAACTTCTTCAGAAAGGCCTTGGCTTCCGTATTCATACATGCTAGTTTTAATTGATTGCTCATGATACCCAGCGGCCATTAGCAGTGCGGCGAACACATCAATGATATCATCTACATTGGTCTCATCCAACCTACCAACTGCCGTTTCTCGGCCAAGCGTCCCGTATTCGTTCTCCCACTGGATCTTCTTTCCATAGTGGTTGATGGTAATCTTCATAGTGCTTGAGTTTTACTTTATGAAAAAATAGATTTGGGTCTTTCCTGTTACGCTCTGAGGTTACTTCGATATCTATCTTCAGTACCCGGCCGACTTCTGGTGCGGATCGATCGCCCCACAATTCTGCTCGGAGTACCTTTCCGTCGCCAAGCTCAAACAGGATGTGCTTGTATTTGTATACCTTGTCGTCAACCTCGAACGTCTTTTGTTCGCTGACGTCAACAACCTTTGCTTTAATCATAGTTGTTTAGTTTATAATAGGAATCTCGTTTGTACATGAACTTGATTGCATTCAGGCACAGTTGCACCTTCAGGTAGAATCGTTTGATCTGATCATCCACCAAGTAGATCGTGCCATCAGCCTCTCTTTTCTTTGCCTCTCGAAGTGCGTTGCGGAACTGCTGGATCTTGTTTCGATAAGAGTCGTAACTCATATCCAAGTAGTCTTGTGTTGATGCCTGAGAAAACCCATGCATGTCTGCCAGTCCGGCGAAGATCATGCGAGCGAAGTCTTTTGCTCCCTCATAAGTTTCAGATGCTGTGAGGATCTTTGATGCGCCGCGGTCCCAAATGAATTGTGGACGCATGGCTTTTTCCAACTGGTCTAGTCTTACCATTGTTTAGGTTTTTAAGGTTTATTAAATCGAACTTGAAATTGTTTGCGCCATGTGATCTTACCGTCGGGTAGGTGCATGATGGAGGCGTTGTTCTTTTCCATTACCTGCTTCAGTCGGTTGCCGTAGAGAAGCTTGTGATCTTCAACTTTCTTGAGCATTGCATTGTACCGGGTGTATTGAAGCGCCCAGTCTGCCAGCTCGGGGGTGGACTGCATCTCGTTCTCGTTCTCGCGGTCCTTATGTTTCTGTGAGATGAAAGCATTGAAGTCCTCAGAAGAGTCGGCGTCCGGCTCGTACTTACTTGCGATATCCAGAAGCTCGTCCTTGTCATCCGAACCAGACACCTTCATATCATCCAGAGCTGACATCACTCGGTCGTTGAATGTCTGCGCCTCCTTCAGTATGGATGACTGCAGTTCCCAATCCGCATCGATGGTCTCCACGATCATGCTTCGTCCGTCTACACGCATGCACAGCTCAGCGTACTCGAGCTCGCACACAAGCATGTAGTGTTGAACCTGTGCGATGTACTGAGGTGGAATGCCGCCGACATATGAGTCAGCAGTCATGCCGTTGATCTTCTTGATCTCGAGGATACCCTGCTTGCGCTTGCGGACAGGATGCTTGGTGATTACTCCGTCCACGTTGGCGAATAGTACCGGATACTTAGGGTTCTCGATGATCGCCTTGATCTTCTTGAATCGGCGGACCTTGTTCTTGGCAATCACGTTCTTTACAAACCCATCTTCGGTACCATCCCAGTACTGCCAGCACTCGGCGATGTTATCCTCTTGGAGTTTGCCCATGGCCATCTCCATGTTCATCATGGTGGGGAGGGCGCCGACACCAACGGATTGATAGTAGAGAGAGATGGGGCTCTTCCACTTGTTCCATCCGAGTAGTGTACCGGCGTCTGATCCTCCGACCATGCCTCGAGAAACAAAAGACTGGCGAAGTTTCTGCCAGTCCTGTTCTGAGAGTTTGGCTGTTGGTGTAAGATTAAGGTTTTGCATCTTTCAATAGTTTAGTTAGTGTTGTCTTCTGTGCGAGATTCAGTTTGTACTTTGGCATGGCAGCCTCTACTTCATTAGCCTTGCCTTCTGTGATGGCCTTGACCATTGCGTCGAATTGTTTGGGTTGTAGAGCTGGTAATTCTGCTGAGGCTTTAGGCTCTTCTGCCGTGTTAGATGCAGTGATGGCTGTGGTTTTAGGTATGGTGATAGTCGCAACGGTAACAGCTGGTTCATACTTTATCTTGCGCCCGTTGATGTGCTTAGTTAGATCCCATACGCGCTGTCCCTTCTCGTCTACCACATTACCATACTGATCACAAGGAAGGGATACGATATCGAGATCATACAGGAACCGACCAATACCCCACTGAACAGCGGCGCGTTTGAATGCATCTGATGCGGCTGACTTGGCGGCCTGCTCGTACATCTGGTCCTGCTGATTATCTTCCACGCGTTGTCCTGCGTCCCACCGCCAGTATGTGTTACCTTTATCATCACGGATACCTATACCCGCAAAGATGAAACCGGCAACGTCTTTAAATTGTGATTCCCATCCGTACTCACAATGCTGGTCCAGAACATTCATCACGTCCCGGGCATCGATGTACGCGGTACACATTGCTTTACTGCGATCCTTCGTGCGGGATTGTACCCGCCAGCTGTAGGGGATCGGGGCCTTCAGCTTTTCGACTAGTTGTTTAATCATAGAGTTTTTATGTAATCGTTTAGGAATTGATACTCTTCTGCGAGGAAGTAGATGGTCTGCCAATCGTAGTAGAACTTGGTCTTATCTCCGATGGTTAGGGCCTTAACAAAGTGCCCGCTGACCAGACGCTCGTGATTGTCTGTCAACCACTTGCGGTATGGCTTTAGCTGGTATTCTATACCATCTATAGTCATGGTGTCTTTTACAAAGTCGTAGCGCATGATGCCTAAAGTAGATAAACTCTATTATAGATAGTTGTTGGTAACTAACAAAGATTTGCACAGACAAAAAATCTATATTAGATTTACGGCATGAGAGTTAAACGAACTAAGAAAGATCTCGGAGACTATTCAGATATTAAAGAAAGATTCAGAGAGGTTCGACTTGATCATCGCATGACACAAGTTGAAATGGGCAAACTTGTTGGACTTACCTCTAGCGCTGTTGGAGCTATCGAACAAGGTTTATACACGCCAAACTTTGCAGTACTCAGAGCGCTAAACCACAGGCTTGGAGTCAGCTACTCGTATATCATTGACGGCATTAAAGAGAACGGGCACGAGCTGGCTAAAAGGGTAAAGGAACTGGAAGAAGAAAACGCCATGCTCAAAAAGGTGGTAGCCAAGCTGACCAAGTAGGGTTGGCCAGTGCTATGCTCAAGTCAATCTTCCGAACATCCCACACATCCCTGTCTGGGTTCTTCTCTAGTCTGGCAAACTGTACCGGGGACAGGACCAATAAGCAGAACGCCTCGTAGTTAACAAACCCGAGGCGCTCTTCGTTATGGTATATGTGTACCCTGTCTCCGTCAAGGACGGATCGTATTCTCATAGTGGTTGCAATAATTTGTACACATAGAATGAAAGCATGCAGATCCAAATGATCGCGCCGATGATGATGATTAGTTTACGCATTTTTAAACATGTTTTGGTAATAGCCTTTGACTTCTGATTTGTGGGTCCGCTCGATCCATCCGATGTATCTGTTGATGGCCTCGGACTTGTGGCCTGATGCAAAGCGAACGTGATCGATAGACACCCCGTTCTTGATCATCGAAGTGATAGCGGTCTTCCGTAGCATGTGCGGGTGGACCAGCTCGTAGAACTTTTGGGTGATGGTGATCTTGTTCCCCCGAGCATCGGGCTTTCTGTACGTGATCGTCTGGTGCATCTCTGGGTAGCGCTGGAAGAACTGACGGAAGTATCTCCGGAAGTAGTTGATCGGGATGGCATTCACAGGAGTGTACACCGTGCCGTACTTGTTCAGGTTGTACGTATACTTCTCTGCAATCACAGGAGGAAGAGGGAGTGTAGTGTCTTCGCCCGTCTTGGTGTTCTCGCGCATCATGAACATCTCTCCGTCCACCCAACGGAAGTCAGACTCCCGCAGGTTGATGGCATCGCTGATGCGAAGAGAGGTGATGATCATGGTGGCGCACACCTCCCACATGAACTTGGTGTTGTTATCCATCTTATCGTATCCACTCTTGGTGATGAATTCGCGTACAAAATACTCGGGCAGTGTGATGATCGGAGTGTCGTATGATGGTAGCTTCTCTAACTTGGGTAGCTGCATGAACATGGCGTCCTCCCAATACTTGATGATGCCAGCGGTGATGGTCATGACGTCGCTTCTCGTGTTGATCTGCAGGTCCCAGTCGATCATCCACTTTACAAACTTGTCGAAGTGAGCGGCGTAGTTCTCTGCGATCTCGCGCTTCTGTCTGAGGTCCTTACCCGTCAGGTCGTACTCGTTCAGCATGATCGTCTTGTGCTTGGTGCAGAACCTGAGGTAGGTGTTGACTGCGAACTGGTAGGACTTGATGGTGGACTCTCTGAAGGCAGACTTTTGTCGCTTGCTTCGGATGATACCCTTTGATGCCCGTTCAACATATCGCTGGAGCAGTTCAGATAGAACGTACGTGTCTTCGTCCAAGTCGATCGTTGCGCGTGGCTTTGTGTACTCCGCCTTGACCTGATCGAGGTCCTGATACTTGGCGTATAGCTCGTTGAGTATGGCTCGATGGCGGGATATCTCGGCGTTCAGCTCGGCCACCTCTGAAGTTGCTCCCTGAAACTCCTCTCGACTGAGAAGGAACTTGACGTGGTTGGGGAACTTGATGCCGGTGGTGAGGCGGATCATGTCCTGCCTGTGATGGACACGGCAGTAGATCGTGTTGCCTCTAGAATAGAAAGAAACCTTCATGTGTTTAGTTTTAGAACTCTAAAATAGCGCCAGTCAGTAACCGCTTTTTAAGTAATCAACACAGGTTGGTAAGTAGTACCTTTGATGTGCCAGTTCGGGGGAAAACAAAGGCGGATCTTGGAACACAACAAAACACAGACCCAACACAAAACCCCCGACTAGCACAACGAAAGTGGCACAAACCGACATAACTTATTGATTATCATGTGTCAATTAACTAATTCACAGTTACGGACTTGACGCGTTGACCACCACAAGATACATACAAATCAATACACTACATAGTTATTCAACATTTTTTTCAACACGACTGACACAGGTTCTGACACAACTACTGGCCGATCATTCTGATTACTCCGACGATCTCATCGATGTCATTGATCGCCTTCTCGTCCTCATTCAACTCGGCGCACAGCGTGTCGTAGATTCGTGCGTACTCTTCGTCTGACTTGTACCTTCCTCGGTGGTAGTCTCGGTAGTAGATCAATGTGCTGTGGTCCTTGCCCATCAACCGCCCAGCCTCGACCGTGGTTAGGTTGAGGTGGGTTAGGAGGATGTTGCCGATGGCATAGCGCAGGCGGACGATCTCTATATGCCTACGCTTGGTTTTTCTGATGTCATGGTTGGTGAGTCGCACTCCTGCGTCACATAGTTTTTCAAAGACTTGCATTCGTATTTGTTTATTAGTTCAACAACTGATTCGCACAGCTCCTCATTTATCAGAAGAAGGCGTTTGACTGCCAAGCTGTTCTTGTCCTCGAGCTTTTCGAGTTCTTCGTTTATCCGCATGAATACTTTTAGTGCGGCCTGTTTTCTTGTCATAGGGCTGGGTTAAGAGGTTATAGATATACTGATACCACTCATTCTCCGGGAGTGGATGTTCCGGGTAAACGGTTCTAACTTTCATTGTTAAAGGTTTGGTTGAAGTATTGATCGGCACGAGCTGTCCCTGATCCGAGATGCGTTGCTCCGTCCCTCTGACCGGCAACGTGGGCCGACTTAATTGTCTCCTCCTCCTCCTTCAGTAACTGGTTCGCTCGGCTGATCAGGTGAGAGAATATCGGGTCCATCTCCCTGATCAATTTTTGTAGTGGTGTTAGCACGATAGATAATTTGTAGGACGCTTCCGTCCCAGTTAAAAGATATTGTTTTGGGCTTGTAGATGGCGGACTGGGCCCACCATTGTAGCAAGTATCCGATCTTACCAAACTCCACCTTCTCCATCCTGTGGACTACGTCTCCCTCAGGTTTGTATGCGCCGACATGGAATGGGTATAGGGTGAATGGTTGGCGTGACTGGATTGCTTGCATGACTTGGTCGAATATCATCGGAATGTGATTTTCTTGTTTAGTTTCTTGGAGAAATGCTTGGTCTTACGTGCGACGTAGTTCTTTATGTGGCTGAGTGGTAGGCCTGTGAACTTGGCGGCATCGTTTCTCGATTCGAAAACGCCTATCAGTTCTTTTTTTTCTACGTCGTACACCTTAGTCCGAATACCCTCCGTGTGAAGTCCGATACGTTCTACTCTCATAGGAATCTTTTGTGAGTGATGATGATCCCATCGGGCGTTCGCTCTACCACGAACCCGTTCTTCTCTAGCAACTTCAGTTCCTCCTCAAGTGGCATTGGGATGCCGTCAGTCTTAGAGAATCCTACATTGTCAGGGATCTTGCCTGACTTAGTCTTCTTCACTTTGATAGAAGACTTCTTGTTGAATGCGTTGTCGTTCATAGTTTTTATTTTTGGTGATACATTTCGGTTACGCGTTGCTTGATTAGATCAAGCCTGTGTACGATGTGAGATAGTTCGTGCTTCATCAGTTCGTTTCTGATCTTGCGCTCACTCTCTTCCCCCCTTTGGAAATTACTAGGGTCGTCACTCATTTGATAATACCAGTCGTGTTCAGCGAGCATGGAGATAATGTCCTTCATATGTTTGATTGTTGATTAAAAAAGAAGCCCCCGTGATCCAAGTTCGGGGGCGTTGCACCTCAGATTATTGTCCTCGGCGCGACGGACTAAGTATATGCAACCCATTCGCAGTTGTACGTGTTCTCCTCCAACGAATCGGTCTCCCAGTAGGTGACAATCGGTGGCTCGGATGGGATGGATACGTCAACGTAGATGGTATAGCCGTTTGCCTCTATGTAGAGGGACTCAGCGGATGAAACTTTCAAGTTCATGGTAGTGTTTTTGGATTAAGAAATTGACTTCCTTCTCCGCCTCAAGACCTGAATTCATCTTGGCAAGTAGATGCTTGGCATACTGGCGGATCACCTCGTCGGGGTGGTACTTGCTGATGTGTTTGACTTTAGTCCACATTGTCTTCCGATTTAGAGATGATGCCGTATCGCAATGGCTCGGTCGCGTCCTCCTCATTTTCAAAAGTCACGACCATCGGCCAAATGCGGTCTTCGGAATAAGGGAATAGTTCGAACGAGATGTCGAGGTTCTCTAACTCCCGAACATCTGATGGGGTGTGGATGAGGTATTGCATGGTTAAGGGTTTACGTTAACGATGTAGTTCTTGTAGCCGGACGATAGATTTAGTTCCGCCCCAGTCTGCAATGACGCATTCATCTTTGTCCTTGTATCCAAGGAATAAGAATGGTTTGCCATTGAATGTGACGTTCTGACCACACTTGAATCCCCAATATTTGTGGGGGTGGATCAGTCGGATGTCTTCTCTTTCTATTCGCATATTGATAAGGTTTATACAATACAAGGTCTATATCCCTTGGACTGGGATAGTCTGCCCCTTTGCTTGCAGTTCGGGGGTTCATAGCCCAATCATGCATCCCCATATCCAAGGGAGAGCGGTCTTCTTGCGAAGTCCAAGGTCTCGGGTTGTCACCTTGAAGACATTGCCCGAACTTTCGTACCGCTCCTATCATCTCCCGAACGGCGGACTTACCATTCGGTTAAGCATGAAGGACAATTACCTTTCATTTGGCGTGCCACTGCGCTTGCCTCGGATGAAACCTGTTAAGACCGAAAAAGAAAGCCCCCGATGAAGGGGGCTATTAAAAATCCCCCAATGGTCGCATCAAAGGGGGAAACAGGTAAATAAAGTCTGATGTCCCCGACTTCGTATGCGACACGTCATCGGAAGGAGCAAAGGTCAAAACACTACTTTAGATAGTCCAGAAAAAGAGGGGGTGATATTTGGGCTACTTGTTGAGCCATTGTTTGTATTCGTTTATGTATCTATCGGGAATCTTTAATCCGTCTTCGAACTGAATAGGAAGTTCGCCATTGGTTGGGTATACATATTCACCCTCAATGATGCCATCTATCGAATTCCCTTTATACCTCCTAAGACCTACCCTTTGGTTGGTTTCGGGATTGAAATTTAAGGTGTCTGAAAAATCAACATCTACAATGTCATCATCATCGATGGTTTCAATTGTCCATTCGTAGCCGACATAATTTACTCTCATTGGATTAGGGTTTATGGTTATCAATAGTCATCATCGTACCGCTCTTCCCACTCGGATCGGGGGCGGATAGACTGGCCTGCCCAGTTATAGCACTTACCACAATTGCAGTAGACGAGTCCATCACTATCGGCGTACATCTCCAACTCAAGACCACACTCGCATTCGCATACTCGTGGATGTGTTACCAACCAACTCCAGTCCTTGACATATGGCGGTTGTGTGGTGTTTATCTCTCCAGACATACACTTTTTGTAATTCTCCACCGCCTCAGGGGGAAGGGACTCTACGTTCCCATCTTTATCGCATGGGAAAGAGTACGCTCTGCCACCTCCTATATCGAATTGAATCTCGTAAGCGGTGTGCAATTCTTGGTAGGATTCTTTGATAGTTTTAAGCATGGGTGTATAGTTTAGGAACTGGTTGTCATCGAAGACCACGGCATATCCGCCAGTTCGGGGGCGTTAGTCGTTATTGTATTCATCCACATACCACTCTGTAATATGAATCAGCCGATCCAGTAACTGGTCTTCTGACTCTTTAGCAAGGGCGATAAAATCATCGTGGGTGAACTCGTCCAATTCAGCACCAGTGAATTCTACGATGGCGGAGATGAGTTTCTCTCGGAAGGTTGACGAGGGGAGTGTCTTCTTTTTCATGGTGTTTAGGTTTGATGAGGAACCGAGGGCAGTATCGCTCTGCCTTAACCACTCTCTCGGTTCGGGTTGAATCATAATTCAGATAGCACTTCCGATATTGCAATCTTGACCAAGTAGTTTTCACGAAGGCCATTGTCAATGAAATAGACTTTCTTAGTGTCTCTACAAACGATTGCAATGGTGCGTCCACCTTCGTTGTCGTCTTCGGTCTCCCAATAATCTACGTGAGTGTAGTTTTGTTCGTCCGTGTAGTCGGTTCTGATTTCCATGTTGATTAGGGTTTGTTGAGGAACTGGCCTCGGTGTCGCTCCGAGATCGGCCGTGCCTACCAGTTCGTGGGTGTCAGCTATTAACTCGTTCAGCAAATTCCTTTAGCGTGTAGTAGTTGTAAGAATCGGACTCGTATAAATCAGAAAGCAATTCCTCGGAGCAGTAGAACCGCTCTACTTCTTTGCCGAAATAGACACGCTTGACAAGGTCATCAAGGGTTGGGAATATAATCGCCTCACCATCCTCAATTAGGACATGGATGGCGTTTCCATTGTTGTCGTGACGGCACTCGTAGGATTCGTCTGCTTTGCGAAGATGTTCGTTGTGTAACATAGGTTTGAGGTTTGATGAGGAACTGCCGAAGGAGTCGAACCTTCGTGAGACCATCGCAGTTCGGGGGCTTACATGAGGTTATCCGCAAGACACGATAAGAGCATGAGGATAATCATGGCGATGATTTGGAATGCACCTTTCATGGTTTTGGGTTTAATTGTTTTGAGATTTCATCCTGCGCCCACTGAGGTAGTTCTGATACACTCATGACGCTCTCGTTTCCGTAGCAGTCCTCCCAAGCATCATCGTAGTTGTCGTAGATGATGATGTCTCCATTGGGGTAGCATACTACAGACTCGTTTGCTTTGTCAACCAAGACAAAATCGGTAGGGTTAATTGCTTTCATGGTTTCTCGTTTAGTTGTTTAATCTCCTCGGCCAGTTGGAGGATGTCGTTGATGGCCTCTTCCCATTCGGGAGGTAGTGTTACTGAGCGCATAAGTCCCAAGGTTGAAGGTTTTTGATGGAGGTTTCGTCTAGGTCGAACATCTCAAGGATGAAGGAGGCAAGGTCTTGTCTCGCCTCGTCTCCACGGAGGTCGTTTGTCCCGATCCGATCGGCTACTTGTCCCCCAGTCATTCCGAGGACTCTTCGGCAGAACTTTGCATCCTGACCGAGGTAAAGAGTGCGACCGAAGGCGGTCAATGTCCAGTCATGCCCGAATCCGTATGGACTAGGGTGGGTTTCGATGATAGGTTTCATATTTCTTAGTTTTTGTTGAATAATTTCTTGAACCCTTTGTACACACCCGATTTGTAGGAGTGTGACTGATGGGCTAGGTGTCGGGCGAGGAAGATGGCGGTGATGGGTGCGTAGCGCAGTTCGACTTCCTCCATCAGGGCGGAGAAGGTCTTGCCATCCCGAAGGTGGGCGAATACCTCATCTTCCGTGGTGGCAATCGGGTCGTCGAACTTGCCATCAATACGCGCTTGGATGTGGGCATCCGCGATGCGCTTGATTTCGGGGGTGATTCTTTTCATTGTGTTAGGTTTAAGGAACTGCCTTGGGTCACGAACCCAGTGCCATCGGGATGGTGGCAGTTCGGGGGTGTCAGATTTCGACTAGTTCTCCATCCTTCACGATATACTGAAAGTCATCCGTATCCTCCCACTCAGTCCAGTAGTAGGCCTCATCCTCGTATGCTTCCTCAAGGGTATCGTATCCCAATTGCTGAGCATATTTGAGTGCATCGGCCTCGTACTTGGCATAGTAGCATCCATCTCCGAAGCAGTAACCTTCGTTCATTCCTTCGCCAGTGGCATCGCATTGGCGGGCATAGATTTGATTCTCTTGCATAGGTTAGTCGTTTAATGAGTTAAGGTGGTCAATTTCTTGTTCGTCAAGGTAGATGCAGAGTCCGTTGTCTAACTTGATGTAGTTAGGGCCTACTTCGAAGACCTTCTTGCCAACTAGCCACTCTGCGGCCTCTTGTGTAATGGTTGTTTTTGTCATGGTAATAGGTTTAGGAACTGCGGTCGGTTTCGCTCCGACTTCGGTCACACCTCGCAGTTCGGGGGGGGGTCAGTAACCTTGCAGTTCCATCACCTTCTTTTCATCGGGTGCTGACACCACTTTGGACTTGACCTTGAATTCGATTTCGTAATAAGCGGCATCCAAGAACCCTCTAATGTGTTCGTTGAATGTCTCAAGGAATTCCTTGTTTGAAAAGTCAACTCCATCTGCAACCCAATTGTCGCTGACTGAAAGGTCTAGTTGTAGTTTCCACTTTTGCATAGGTTTAGGGTTTATCGTTTGGGAATATGTTTTGGAATTCTCCAGTCTCTTCATTGAGAGCGATTACAACTGGATGAATTGTGGTATCATAGATTTCGATGCGTACTTCATAGCCCTCCTCTTCGGTAAACTTGTGTTTGAGTACGGAGGATACGGAGAACGCATCTCTTCTATATACTATTGATTCGCCAGTATTGAATAAAAAAACTCCATTGTGGAAAACACTGATTACGTACTGCATAGGTCTAGGTTTTGATAAGGAACTGGGAGCGGAATCGAACCGCTCTACGACCATCCCAGTTCGGGGGTGCATTCAACTCAGAGACACTTGCTTACAAAAGAGTCTCCATTGCATATCACGGAAATACTCCTTAGGGTCTCGCCCTAACTCACGTAGGGCTTTCTCCATACGCTTGTGGGTAGATAACTGGGTTTGTCCGCGACGGATAATTGTGCCGTCTGCCTTGGCGGAGAAGATGGGGGACTTGATACGCTTACGCATGGGATTAGGTTTAGTTTTTGAATTGAGATAAATCAATCTTGATGTCGTTTTTTGGTCTGAATGTGGGGAAGAGTTGGTATGATAACTCAACAATCTCTTCGGTAATCTCATACGTTTCATTGTAGAAGCCATAATCAAACCAAGTAAGACCGCTTGTGAACAACTCATTTTTGATGAATTCGGTGACCGCTTTTGTAGTTACCACTCTGCCATTATTGGCTGATGATATCAAACAAATTGCTTTCTGAATCATTTCGGCATCAATTAGGTAGGAGATTGAAATTTTCGCTACCAATTGGCAATCTGATTTGCGCTGATAATTTGCTTTCATGTGATTAGGTTTAAAGTTTCGTCCTACTGGGACTCATCAGTACGGCGATTATCAGCCGTAGACTTTTTATCCAACCTATCGGAGAATGGACTGACGATGCGACACCGCATCCGTTTACACCCTCGTTCCGACTCCGGAAGAGCATTCGATAGTCAGCGTACACGCCTTGGGGTTGTCTCTCCCCGACTATCCCCCTTTAGGCAGACATCACGTCTGCTTTCAATACACCGAAGGGGTAGTGGTTTCAAAAGTTTAGAGCCATTGAGTGGGGCTGACCGAGTCGGGCCGTAGCCGTAGGTCGGTGGTCATCCGAGCATCCTGATTGGTACTGACGGAGGAGAGGGCGGTAGGTGACTACTGATGCCTTCGCTCGTTTCCCGATGCCATCGCCGTGCATTTATCGTGGTTTGGTGTTCCCGAAGGAGTGCGTTACCCTAACACGTTGTGGCGAACCTTTGAAAGAACTTCGTCTAGCCGTTTCCGTTAGACAATGCAAGAATACGACGGCCCAAACCGATTTCGAACACTAGACCCCGACTTTTTTTAAAAAACAGGGGTATGCACTTAGAAACGGATACGTGTCTGTATTTAAATCTTAGGGATTTGTGGCAGATGTGCCTTATGAAAAGGGGGCAGTTCGGGGGATTACTAGAGCCGATAATTCCGTAGATAGGAACGCAAAGCCGAAAGGTACTCTCTCCCCATAGTGGTGATACCATACTGAACCCCATCCTTCGAAACAAGTCCGCAGTCTATCAAAGCACGGAGACTATTGGCAACGTACGATGCATCCTCAGACTTCCCATACTTGCCGACAAGGGATCGAACCTGATTGAACCGAAGAGACACACGGCGTTTCAACAGCACGAGAATTCCCAGTTCGTGGTGGCCCAAGGGATGAGTCCCATACCGAGCAGATATCTTCCGAACCGCAGTATCGAAAACAAGGGCAAATTTGTCTAGTGTCATTCGAGTGAAATAGGGAGGGGGGTTGTTGAGATGTTATGCACACACACAACTCGCCCCCATATTGGATAAAAAAACGGGCCGATGTTTACTTCGCGATGGGTTTCCTCCTCGCACAATATGACACGGGTTTGCTTTCCCTTGTGTCAGTCTTCCGAGTGCAATGCGTTGGGCCATATGGGTTTGCAAAATTGCGTACACTAATTGGGTGTTATTTGATGGGCCGAAAATCGATTCCGAAACCGCCGATTTGACCCCCACTCGGTACGCGATTCGCGGTTCGCAAACGCGCGCGCGCCCATACATTTCTACGCATTACCCCCACCCCAAACCCACATACAGCGCCCATTTCTTTACTCTTATCGCTTACTTCTAGCACTGGCAGGAATCCACCGCTTTTTGCATGCCCCTGTGGGCCTATTACAGCCCAGTGGCAGGCATTTCTTAAAGAGGCCGGACCGTAGACACGGCCCAGCGTTATTCCCTAAGAAAGTCCAAATATAACTACTGCCCTATCTATTTTATTGTGTTACTCACAGTTGTTGGTAAGTGGCGCTTTATTATGTGGTGGTTTGGTTATTAATTTTGGCTTCACCCTTTTCGGGAATCCGGCTCGGGGGTGTTCGTTGTTTGAGAACAGCGATCAGCGCAAGAGTGGGACAGCAGACGATGGCGCGGCCCAGATGCAAAGGGAGGAAGGGTATGTCTGCAGGCTGGCACCCAGTCTTAGAGTAGCTCCCAGACCGATCGGCGGTGTGTCCAGATCGGGACGGTTGATGCGGAGGCCGACGGCGCTCAAGCATAAACTGAAGCAGATCGGGGGACATAGTCATGTCTCTCGGTCTCGCGAAGACCTCAAACGCTAAGCATATTATACCCTATTTTAGAGTGTAGTTATTGTTGATCAGGATAATTTGCGGGCATGATTGCAAAGAAGTCAAACCCCAAGTTATGGGAAGCTGCCAAGAGGGAGGCCAAGGAGAAGATGGGCGGTAAGCATTCTGCTCGTGCGATGCAGTTAGCTGTTGCGATTTACAAGAAGAAGGGTGGTAAGTTCTCTGGAGCCAAGTCTTCTGAGAACAGTTTAGCTAGGTGGACCAAGCAGGACTGGAAGACTTCTGATGGATCTAAGTCTGATGGCAAGAAGAGGTACCTACCGGCAAAGGCTTGGGATGCCCTGAGTCCTTCAGAGAAGGCAGCGACCAACCGGGCAAAGGCTGAGGGGAACAAGAAGGGTAAGCAGTTTGTGAAGCAGCCGAAGAAGATAGCTGAGAAGACATCTAAATACAGATAATATGCCGCTAAAAAAAGGAAAGGGTAAGGAAGGTATCAAGAAGGCCATCTCTGCTAACATCCGCGAGTTGATGGCCGACAACAAGAAGAAGGGCAAGGAGAAGGGTGCTGGTGGCAAGGCTCGCCCCAAGGCTCAGATCTTGGCAATTGCTATCAGAGCTGCCAAGGGATGAGAAAGCACACCAAGGTCTACATAGACCACTTCGGTTGGTCTGACTTCTACCCGTGTGAGGTTTGTGGTGCTAGGGCGGTAGACATCCATCACATCCACCCAAGAGGTATGGGTGGTTCCAAGAAGAAGGACGTCATAGAAAACCTGATGGCTTTGTGCAGATCCTGCCATCTGGAGTACGGTGACAAGAAGCAGTTTGTAGAGTTTTTGGAGGAGCACCACAGAAAGGCTGTGGAAAAGTCATAGGATACCAACTCTCTATTTTAGATAGTTTCTCTAACTTAGGTATATGCAACCGATATACAAAATTTTCGTAAGCATAGAAAAGAGGTTTAACGACGAGGTCGTTACAGAGAGCGGTCTTAAGCTGTATAAGGATTCAAGTTTCAATCCAGAAGAAAACTCAACAACTGTTGGTGTGGTTGCTGCGATACCTGCAAAGCACGACACCAAGAACTTCTTACCGGACTTTCAGTTCAATGTTAGGGAAGGTGACAGACTCTATTTCAATTTCAATATTACAATTGATCTGGAGAACATGGTTGAGGTTGACGGGAACGAGTACTGGATGGTTGATTATTTTGATGCGATTGCTTTGGTTCGTGACGGTGAGATACACCCGGTAGGTTCTTACCTGTTGGTTGAGCCGATGGAGGAAGAGATTGAGACAACGCTTATTGTTCCTGAGTTGGTGAACAGAGAGGGGAACAGGGGTAAGGTAGTTTCCAGTAACGATCCAGATATTCCGGTTGGATCGGAGATCGAGTACGAGGAGATTGGTAAGTTCTGGAATATTATAGAGGGGCGCCGTTTGTACTGCATGATGAATCACAATGCAATGTTTATCTATGAATAAGAAGCAGGCCAAGCATATACGAGAGATTGCGGATCGTCTTCCTGTTGTGTTGGAGCAGACTATGTCTGGTTATACTATTCAGGATGACAAGATGGTCCCTCACATCTACAATGTTGAGATAAACCACGAGCGGCGTTTACGTAAGGCTTACGAGCGGTATGGTCTTGAGGGGATCAAGTCATATCTGGAAATGATATCTAAACTTCAAAAGCAAAGAAATGAAAATTTCATGCAGCAAGGAGGTGGGGATAGTGGACGGTCAGTTGGTGGTGATGTGGATACTACTGATCCACTGGCGATTCCTGAAGAGACTCCGAGCGATATCAATAAGCTGGACCAGACAGAAGAGTCTGTCGGAGCTTAAAAAAGAAATCGACAAAAATTACGAAGAGTGCTAGACTGCGAAACACCTTTGGGAAGACAGTTCATTGAAGAGCAGTACCGCGTTCAGCGAAAGCTTCAGGAGCGCGGTTATATTGTATTCAACAGTGCTGGCAAGTCTAATCACTCTGATGTGTTTTTGTGTAAGGAGGAGGATGGATGGCCTACGCTAGTTGGTATTGCGGAGATTAAATGCCGCAAGTCTGCTGCAGGTCAGCAGATCAACCGGCAGTACTTGATTGACAACGGTGGTTATTTGATCACGTACAGTAAGTTAAAGTATGGCGCCATGGTAAGTGGAATACACATGGTACCCTTTTTTGTAATAGTGAGTCTGATCGATGAGGGCGTTATTCTGGTATGGCAGATCACAAACAGGACTGGTTCTTTTTTAGAGGAGATCATGCACAGGATAACGACTACCAGAAAGACGGTGAATGGTGGAGAGATCCAGAGGACAAATGCCTTTCTGCAGATGGACTCTAAATTCTTGACTGTAATTGAGTAGAGGAATTGCTACTGAATTGTTGTTTGACCATCTGGCTATGGAGCGCGGTTTGGTGGTGTCTCGTCCTCTTCTAGATGTTAGGTATGATCGGATTGTTGACAGTGGATCTTGTCTATTCAAGGTTCAGATAAAGGAAACGAGTCGCATGGATAATGGAGGATGGTGGGTTCAGACTAGTGGCAATAAGAGGCGGATGTATGGTAGCGATATTGATGTAATGGCTGTTTATATAAAACCCGAGAAGGCTTGGTTTTTCTTCCCCGGTGAAGAGATCACCGGTGCTGCAATGAAGCTGACGCTCGGCGGAAAATACATGAACTACTTAAACAACTGGGAGGTTTTTAATGCGGAAGTCAAAAAAGATAAGGATCAAGCTATATGAGTGCTCTGTTCACTTTATCGTTTCTGATAATCTAGACAAGGAGGCCACCCGGATTTTAAAAAAGTATAATGAAACGTATGACGAGGAGTATGGTGTTTGCGAGGGTTACACCTTTAACGTGGACATGCTGGACTACTACTTCATACTATCCGACAACCACATCAGTATAAACACGATAGCTCACGAGGTGTATCACCTTGTTTGCAGCGTATTGGATCAGAGGGACATAAAGGACGAGGAAGCTGGTGCTTGGTTGTGTGGGATGTTGATGGATGAGGCGTTTAAATTTTTTACAAAACACAAAGAAAATGGCTTTCATAGACAGGTACGTAAAGCTCAAGGTGATGCTGGAGGGGCCGGATGATCAGGGGCTTATAACGTACGTATACATCAACCCAATGACCATTGACGCCTTCACAGAGGAGTTGGTGACATTTGATACATCCACATCTAATGAAAATGAGATGGAGGCTGTTCGTGTGGTTACCAAGCACGACATCTATTTGGTGCTAATGTCAGGAGAGGAGTTTATTGATCTAATGAACTCCCGTTACTAATATCACCCCCCGTTTTTAAGGCCTTCTAATATAGGCGTTTATAGCTTTGCCGCGGCATGAGAGTATTGTCTTATGTGAAGGGCCTAGACGGCTGTTCATATCATAGAATATACCTGCCCAACCAACAGATCGAGGAGAACCGGGTTGTCGGACAGCTTAGCGAGGAAGACCTCCAGTGGTGCGACATTCTTCACTACAGCCGCCATACCATGGTGGCCGTGGACTTTCTGAACCAGTACCGTGATAAGTACGGGTTTAAGATTGTGGTTGACACGGATGATTGGTGGGAGGTTGGTAAGGACCATCCCAAATACGTGTGGTGGTCCAAAAGCAACGTGGCCCTACAGATCCGCCAACACCTGATGAATGCGGATGCGGTTACAACAACGCACGAGCGGCTGGCTTCTCTGATACCCAACGACAATATATACATCCTGCCCAATACCGTTCAGTACGGGAAGGGGCAGTTTAGGTATAGAAAACAACCAAAGAGTGAACGAGTAAGACTACTGTATGCAAGTACGGTAATGAATTACTCAAACACGTACCTGATCGCTGGTGCCATGAAAAAGCTGGCCCATCTACCGATCGAGGTTGTGATAGCTGGGTTCGACGAGAAGAATCCGCTCTTTGACATTGTGGTTAAGAACCTGACTGCTGGGGTCATCCCATACATGACAAAGCCTTGGGCTGGTACCAAGGAATACATGTCAGCGTATGAGGGTGATATCGGAATTCTTCCGAGTAAGCCAACAGAATTCAACAGCATGAAGAGTAATCTAAAGGTGCTTGAGTTTGCTGCGCTTAAGATGCCAGTGGTTGTTTCCAAGTGCGATCCGTATTTGGGTCTTCCGGTAAACTACTTCTCTGGAGAGAATGAGTTTGTGGATCAGGTAACCAAACTGGTAACAGATCTGGAGCTTCGGAAAAGCTCGGGGGAACAGTTATACAAGTTCTGTAAAGAGAACTATAACATGAAACCCGACGACAGAATAAAAGCATATGAGCAAATCCTTCAACGTGGTCATAGCAACCGCCGGTCGGCCTAGCCTTCAGAGGATGGTTGACAGCATAGCACCCCAACTCAAGGAGTGTGACTATCTGACCATTATCTGGGATTGTCAACCTATGCCTTTACAAATCGAAAGCGATTGTCAAGTTATAAGCTTACAAAACCCCGAGCCGCTCGGTTTCTGGGGTCACGGATCAAGAAACAGATGGCAGGACGAACTTCCCGGTGACTACTTGATGAATGCAGATGATGATGACGTATATCATCCAAGCGCTATGAAATATGTGCGTGAGTACTGCAAGGATCACAAGCTATATCTATTCCAATTCCTTCACCAAGGTGTGCGTATACCAAATGGTAACTTAGTTTCAGTTGGTAATGTTGGCACATCTTGCGGCGTTTACCCAAAGACAGTCAAGCTTCCGAAGTGGGAGTATGTCTACGGTGGCGACGGCATGTTCTATGTTGAGCTAGCAAAAATGCTTCCTGTAGAGTTTGTAAGAAAAGTTATCTACGCTGTAAATGGTAATTTCTACGGTTACATTGATGAGGATATAACAGGCAAATACTCTTGCTCATGTGGAGCTGCTATGATCAGGTACTCAGTATCTGGTGATGAGTTTGTCGTTTGCACTAAATGTAGAAGGGAGGTTGCGCTATGATACACTACTTCCTAGACGGTAACCCGAACTACGACTACAGGGACAGCTGGCGAAAGCACATGCCCGGATCTGAGATGATTCACTGGAGGTGCGACAATCTACCTGTTGATGATTACCCTGAGCTTCAGGAGTTCATAGATAAAAAGAAGTATTCGGTTCTGTCAGACTTTGTCCGGAGATGGGCGATATATAAGTATGGTGGAGTCTATCTGGACTTTGACGTGGAGCTGATAAAGCCAATTGACCAGCTATTCGACATATACTCATTCATATGTATAGAGGGTGATCCAATATACGCGAATGCAGCAGTAACGGGTGGTCATGCTGGCAACAGACACCATCTTGGAATGCTTAATGACTATATGGGTGTAATTGGAAATCCAATTGATCTGAAGATTGAAATCGAGGTTGGACCAAAGTCTGCAACAAACTATCTGCTAAGAATTAAGTCATCGCCTCTTGATTCAAGTGATTTACATAACGTAAAGAATCATGACGGACTGACGACTCTTCCAAAAGAATACTTCTATCCGTTTAACTGGAATGAATCATACACACCAGAATGCATAACCGAGAATACGCTCGGTATTCACTGGTGGAAAAAAGGTTGGGAATGATAACAGATCGCGACTTCTCTAAAATGGAGTTTAATCCAACTGTCAAGAAATCCTTGACAACTGCATACCCTAAGTTGAAGGGTGTGGTTGGAGATGCCAATGATAAGATGATTCGATACGTGTTATTGATGTATGACATGAATAGCCCTCTTCGCGAGTTCTACCCAGAGCTTGATAAGAGAAAACAGTTTGCTGCATCGATGGCTGGATATGATCTGGACAAGGATGATGTGACTGCGCTGTTTGATTTTAAGATCAAAGTCGATGACGATGAGGTTGCTTATGACGAGCTCCTTAATATGATCATAAAATATCTGAAGTATCAGAACAACTACGTGTGGTCAATGATTGTCAGCAACGAGCAGGCCTTCTATGAATTCAATAAGAGGGTTATGATACCTGTCGAGGGTCAGAGAGATAAGGACATCCTTCAGGCGGTAGACATCAAGAACAAATTAATGGATGCTCAGGATGTGATTGTCCAGCGCCTACAGAAATATCTGAGAGAGTTGACCGGTGAAGATGATCAGCTTGAGCAGTCAATAACAAAAAGAAAAAGACTTCGTCCAGAGAATATAGATGTACAGTCCAATAGATAAGGGAACGACGGAGAACATTCAGGGTCTCGTTTGCCACATACCTCCTGTAGGTTATGTGTACAACGTGCTTACCGGACAGGTTGAGGAAAGGGGCGTATACTCTAGATCACCAAAGAAATCAGAACAATACTGGGAGACAACAAAGCCGCCAAGTGACTACACCAAACTACGAGATAAAGAGATTCAGCGACAGCTGGAAGATAAAGAGTTCTTTGATCCTAAGCTTGAATCGTTCAGGCTGCAGGAGTGGGACCGAAGGTTGAATGGGTTTTGGTTTAGCAATAACGGAACGCCAACCTACGTGACCGGCCTGCATTACTTCTACCTGAACTACTGGACGCTTGATACAGGGCTTCCAAAATACAGGGACACGGATAGGAAGTACTTCTACTTTCTTCAGTACTGTATAAATGATCCGGAGTCATTTGGGATGGTAGAGATCACCAAGCGCCGTCAGGGTAAGACCTTCCGTGGTGGTGTATTCTTGTATGAGTATACTTCTCGTACTAAGAACACACGATCTGGCATACAGTCAAAGACTGGTAATGATGCGAAGGAGGTGTTTAGAAAGGCGGTGGTACAGCCGTTCAAAAAGCTACCACACTTCTTTCAGCCGGTGTATGATCAAAGTAAAGGTCTGACTCCAACATCTGAGTTGCGCTTTTACAATACAGTTGTGAAGGGAAAGAAGGCTGGACAGATACTTGAAGAGGATGAGCTTGAAAGTATGATCGATTGGAAGCCATCGGAGGCGATAAGCTACGACGGACAGAAGATACACAGGATGCTGCACGACGAGGTTGGTAAGACCATGGAGGTGAATGTCTGGAACCGGTATCTGGTAACTAGGTACTGTAATCTGGATGACGAGGGGCGCATCATTGGCAAACACTTGTTGACAACAACGGTGGAAGATATGGAGCAGGGAGGTGCTGAGTTTAAAATGATTTGGCAGAGTTCTGATCATAATAACAAGCAAGGTAAGCGTACGGCCAGTGGGTTGTATAGGTACTTCTGCCCTGCTGATGAGACCCGGTACTATGATCAGTATGGATATGCTGACAAGGATCGGGCTCTAGATGAGATTCTTGAGGAGCGAAAGCTGCTCTCTGGGGATGCCCGGGCTCTTAGTTCGGTGATCCGCAAAGAACCGCTTAGCTGGGAGGAGGCGTTCAGGATCGATGGTAGCAAATGTCTGTACAATCCTGAAAAGTTAAACGAGAGGTTGGACAGGCTGAGCTGGAAGGAAAACTTAACCACAAGAGGAAACTTCGTCTGGGACGGAGGAGAGAGGGATACAAGAGTTGTATTCGAGCCTGCTAACAATGGCAGGTGGCAGGTAGTGAAGCTCTTTGATAAAGTTGAGGATAGCAACAAGGTTACCAAACGTGGTGATCTGTACTATCCTAATAACACTCTAAACTTCGTAATGGGTGTCGACCCGATCGACCACTCAGCTACGGAGGATGGAAGGAGGTCTAACGGCGCTGGCATTGTACTACAGAAGTACAACGCAGCTCGTGACAATGATACCTACAACTACGCATTTGTAGCTAGGTATCTACACAGGCCAGAAAGTGTTCAGGTCTTCTACGAGGACATGATCAAGATGGCGGTGTATTACGGATGTAGTTTGCTGTTCGAGAACAACAAAATAGGTTTGATGCACTACTTCAATGACAGGGGTTATGGACAATTTTTGATGTGGCTACCGGAGCGAAACCAGCCCGGTGTAGCTGCTAGTCCAAAGACCCATCAGCAGATAGCCGAGTTGACCGAGGACTACATCAACCAGAACATTGATCGAGTATTCTTCAAGGATCTCGTTCAGGACTGGTTAGAGTTTGATATATCTAACACCACGCGATTTGACATCGCCATGGCAGCTGGATATGCCCTGATCGCTGATCAGGCCAAGGTATTTAAAAAAGATACGACTCAGACACGAGAGGTGACTGAGTTTTTTAAACCACATAAAATATGGACAAATTAAGCAAGGTAGACTTTCCTAGTCACCTTATTGACCCTAAGGAGAAAAACAGAGATTGGGTTCTCCAGTATTGTAAGGCCGCATGGTCTTCATTTGAAAACGACAACCCGCGGGAGATATTCTATCACGCCCGTTACCGCTACGAGGTAATCAAGTCGTATGCGATGGGTAACCAGTCTATCAACAAGTATCGCCCACTTATGGGTGTTGATGAAGAGGCCAATGAAAGTTGGCTGAACATCGACTGGTCTGTAATTCCAATCATTCCAAAGTTTCGCCGTATCGCTCTCGGGAAGCTAAACAAAGTTGATTACAATTTCGTAGCTACACCGATTGATTCTCTGGCGAATGAGGAGCAAACAAACTACTTCGCAAATACAAAGGCCAAGCTGATGCTTCGTGACGCCGTCATGAAGATGGACCCAAGCCTTGCTGATCTTCCAGCTCTTCAGATGGAGCCCGGTGAGGCAAAGGATATGGAGGAGCTAGAGATGCAGATGAAGTACACCTACAAGCATCAGATGGCAATCGAGGCTGAGCAGGGTATCAAACTCGTACTTGAGCAGAACAACGCATTCGCATTGCGCGAGAAGATTCGCGAAGATATGTTCGACTATGGGGTTGCTGGCTATAAAGAGTTTATTGATTCTAATGGCGCAATCAAAATCCGCACGATCAATCCTCGTAACATTCTAATCAATCACTGTAAGAATAAGGACTTCTCCGATGCTGCATACGTCGGTGAGATTATCGAGATGACTATCTCTGATCTGAAGCAGGCAGCTGGTAATCAGTTCTCGGATTTGGAATACGAAGAAATCGCAAAACAACATATTGGCCTACTCGGAAATCCAAAAGAGTGGCCGTCATCATTATCTGTTTATAATAAAGGCTATGACAAATTCCGTATACGTATACTCGACCTTGAGTTCTTCTCCGTCAATCAAATGGTTTTCGAACAGCGCGTTGACCGGCGTGGAAATAAGATATACGCTCGTGCCAAGTTTGATGACCGTAATAAGAGAAAGGATAAATTTGAGCGTGTAGCGTACAAGGTTGTATACAAGGGCAAGTGGATTATTGGAACCAATTTCATTTTTGACGCAGGTCTTGCTACAAACATGAAGCGTGCAAAGTCCAGCCTGATGGATACAGAACTAAGCTACCACATTATTGCTCCTGAGTTCTTCGATATGAAAGCATACGGCATGATGGAGCAAATCATTCCGATTGCAGACGCCATCCAGATTGCATGGTATCGTTTACAGAACGCAATCAATCAGGCCCGTCCTAAGGGTATCATGATTGAGATGGGTGCTCTTGAAGATATCCCTCTTGGTAAGGGCGGAAAGCAGCTCAGCCCAATGAAGGTGTTGGATCTATACAGTAAGACTGGTACACTTGTTTATCGTAAGGCAGATGCACAGGGGCGAATGACTAACTATAAGCCGATTGAAGAATTGGAAAATGGTTTGGGTCGTGATGTGATGTCCTACTGGCAGATGATTCAGAACAACATTCAGATGGTGCGTGATATCACTGGTATGAATGAAATGACAGATGGTTCAACCCCCGATCCGCGTACACTTACTACTGTTGCAAAGCTTGCATACGAGGGAACTAACAATGCGCTCACGCATATTGTGCATGGAGAGAAGCAGCTTCTTGAATCACTGGCGAATGCAATTATTCTACGTCTTCAGGATGTTGCTCAAGGCGGAGAGGTGAAGGGTTATATCCGTGCACTTGGCGCTAACACAATGCGATTCTTTAAGGTATCACCTGAAATCGGATTGCATGAGTTTGGAATATTCTTGGAGGATAAACCAACAGACGAACAGAAGGCAATGCTCATGCAGCAGGTTATGGCTGGACAGGCCAATGGAATGCTTGATATAGAAGACGCCATCATAATCCAGAACACGGACAATCTAAAGGTTGCACAGCAGCTGCTGGCGTACAAGATTAGAAAGCGTAGAGAGGATGAGGAAGCTAAGGCTATGCAGATGCAGCAGATGAATGCTCAAGTACAGCAGCAAAGCGCACTGGTTGCAGAGCAGGCTAAGCAGCAAACTCTTCAGGTTGAGGGTCAGGTCAAGGGCCAGCTGATTCAAGTTGAGAAGGAGTATGAGGCCAAGCTTCTTGAGATCAAATATCAGTTTGAACTTCAACTCGAGCAGATGCGTCAGGGCGGTAAGATGGAGACCAAGAAGATTGAGAATCGTGGCAAGAAGAGTGTAACCAAGTTGAAGATGGGACAGGTTGATGACGATAAGATGGACGACTATTCTGCCATGTTAGCTCAGATGCCTTCACTATCAGTTCCTGAAGAAGAGGAGGAGGTTAATCAAGAAACTCCAGAAATGATGCAGGGACAGATGGCAATGCAGGTTGAACAGCCGGAAGAAGTTGAAGAAGGAGAGGTTGAAGAAAACGAAATGGAGGAGGGAGAAATGGAGGAAGGAGAAGAGGAGCAGATGTCCTAACATTTCACCCCCTGAAATCCATTGCTATTCAACATAGTGCATAAAACTTTGCAAACCCAAATAACAACCAAATGGAAAATGAACTGGACTTTAACAGCCTGTCATTACAGGATGTTTCGGTAAATGGCCAGCCTCTGGCCGAACCGGCTGCTGCAGAAAGTGCACCGGCCGAAGATACCCAATCGGGTACAGAAACTACCACAACGGTAGAATCTACACCCGAACAGGTACAAACTCCTGATCCGGCCCCCGTTCCTATTACGGAGCAAAGTGAGCCAGCTCGGGAGTGGAAAGATGACTTCATTAAAGGAGTCGTTGAGTACTACGAGAAAACAGGTGATCTAACACCATACCTGCAAGCCAAGCTTGTAGACTTTAACGGAATGAGCGACGAGGAGGTTATGAGACGTAACCTTCGAGAGCAGTATCCGGATGTTTCTGATAAGGCGTTTGAACGTCTTTATAAGCAACAGGTAGTCGACAAGTTCAAGATCGATGCAGACGAATGGGGAGAAGACGATGCCGAGCTGGGCAGAGAGTTGCTCAAAGCTGAAGCGTCGAAGGCTCGCCAGAAGTATGTCGATTGGCAGAATAGCTTCAAGGCTCCGGAACCGGTCCAGAGTTTGGAGGCGCAGCAGGAACAAGCGGAGATGGAAGAAGCTCTCCGTCAGTTTGAGCAGAGCGTAAAAAGTAACCAGCTCACTAGCCAGATCCTGAACGACAAGAGAATTGCCGTCAAGATTGGTGACAGTGAGTTTAATTACGAGTTACAGGATGCCCAATCCTTGGTGGATATGACACTTGATAATAACAAGTTCTTCCAACAATTCGCTGCAGGCGAAGGCCAGTTGGACTATAGTAAATGGTATAAGACCGTCGCCTATAGTCAAAACCCAGAGCTCTTTGAAAAGGCTCTGATTAACTACGGCAAGACGCTGGGCCGCGAAGAAGTGACGAAGGAGATCAAAAACCCCTCGACAAATACTGTAGGGGATGTGCCGACTGAAGGTTCTACCGATTTCGCCACAGGTCTTCTACAGGCGTTTGCCACTCGGGGGGTGAGCAAATAATCATTTTAACCCCAATTAAATTTTTTAAACATGCCCGGTACACTTGGAAACTTAACTAAGAGTTATGTTTCTTCCGTAAACTTTCTTGATCAGCGTGAAATCCTGAACAAGATTCTTGACATCACCAACGAAGAGTCTTCGTTCTTGGATGTCATGGAGCTGACTGGTCGTTCTAACCCGACCTCTGTTCCTACTTATCATCATTTCGTAAACGAGGAGCTCTATGTTCTGGCTACTGTAACTGCAGTAACTGGTTCTGGAACTACTCAAGTTTCTGCCACCATCGACGCCGATGCTTATGCCTACGTTAACGTAGGAGAGCTCGTTCTTGTTACCAGTGGTAAGGTTGGTATGGTTACTAGCAAGGCTGGTTCCAACACCATCGTTATCAAAAGCGTAGACGCCAGCACTCTGAGCGTAACTGCCGCTGACAAGATCAGCTTCTTCTCTAACGCCGCCGGTGAAGGTTCTTTGTCTCCTGACGCTAAGCGTTGGGGTGCTACGAAGTACTACAACCAAGTGCAGATCTTCAAAGGCAAGTTCTCGATCACTGACATTCAGAAGGCTTCTAAAGTGGAAGTTGAATTCCAAGGCAAGCCTTTCTACATGTACAAAGGTCAGCACGAAAGCCTGATGAAGTTCCGCGGTGACATCAGCTCTGCTTTGATGTTCGGCCGTATGAGCACAACCCAGTTCTCTGACGCTTCTCCTGCTCTTATCGATGCAGAAGGTAAGCCTGTTCAGACAACTGCCGGTTTGGATCAGTACGTTACCACCTATGGTATCGATCAGTCCCTGTTGACTGCTGGTACTGTTACTCTGTCTGACATCAGCACTCTGACTCAGACTTTGAACAAAGCCCGCGCTCCTCAGGAGTACTTCCTGTTCGTAGGAACTACTATGAACATTGCTCTTGACAACCTGTTCAACAACTTGGGCAACTCTGCTCTGTTGTCTCAGGGTGCTCGCTTCCAGATCGCTGGTAAGCAACTCGAGCTCGGAATCGACAGCGTAAAGATCTATGGCCGTACCTTCCACAAGAAGTATCTGCCGATCCTCGACCACAAGAACATCGTTAACTTCACTGGCGGTCCGAACTTCAAGGACAGCGCCTACGGAGCTCCTGCTACTAAGCAGAAGACTAACGATGGTCAGATGATCGATCGTCTAGGTGTTCGCTTCATGAACGGTGATGGTACCGATCTGAAGTATCGCGAGATCCTGTTGGGTGGTTTGGCTCCTGTTCCGACAAACGAGCGTTCCGTATTGGAGATCCACTACGAGAGCGTACAAGGTTTGCAGGTTCTTGGTGCTAACCATTTCTTCAAGCTGAAGTAACTGATATTCAGTTCTTTATAAGGGAGGGGGATAAAACCCCTTCCCTTCTTTTTAATAACCAAATAACACACGATGAAAAAAACAGAATTGTACAACCAGCTGCCAGACAAGCTGGTTAAATCCACCCTACTTAAGCCGGGTGAGCAGGTAATGTACAGACTGCACAACATGCAGCGAAACCCAATGGAGCCAACAAAGCTCTCAATTCCTGCGGCAAAAAACGTCCCTCCTACTGATACAATTTGGGACGAATCATCTCAAACCTATATCGATATCGCTGCTGTGCGGAACGTAAGTCCAACTGGCGATCACACATTCCACGAAATCTTTTTTTACGGCAATCAGGCCGGACACATGATCTTGGTTGGTGGTCGTGCTCTGGATCAGGAGATTCACAGCTATCTTTCCTTATGCAACTACAATGCTTCTAACCCTAACCGTGATAATACTAAGGAGGCTATTTTCGAAAAGGTTGACGAAGAGGCAAAAGCAGAAAAGGAAAGCCGTACACGTAACATCCGTCGTGAGGCTCTGAACGCCGCTGCAGACTTGAGCCCAGAAGAGGTGAAAGACTATGCCGCATCTCTCGGAAAGGATGACACAAAACCTGTATCTGTATTGAGAAATGAGCTTGAGGAGATGGCGGATAAAACCCCTGAAGACTTCATGAAGCTTATCAACAACAAACAGGCAGTGATGAAGGCAACCATTAACCGTGCCATTAAGAAGGGCGCTATTGTCTTCAATCAGGAGCAGTCACGTTTTGAGTGGCCCAATCAGGAGGCCATCCTGACAGTGGCTCGTTCCACTGGATCTGACGCCGTAGAAGAGCTGGTTAGCTTCTGCATCAGCTCGGCAAAAGGCGAAAAGGTCTATCAGACTATTTCAAGTAAGGCCAAAAAGTGATGCCTTAGTCCACAACTGGACTGAGGTTCATCTCGTGTTTGGTTGTTTGGTAAGGCCCCTGCTATTCCTAGCGGGGGCTTTTTCATAGGGTGTTTTTCTGGGTAATGATATAGTTGGTACTGAATTTTGCATACAATGCCTACAATTCCTAACATATCTTTTTCGGTTAAGTTTAACCTTACTGGTACCCCCACTCTTGCGTTAACCGACACCACTACTACACCACCTGCAGGTCTGGTTGGTATTTTTGAAATCACTCAGCCAGATGGATATGTCCGCGTTGGGAATATTGCATCCCCCGATATCGCTGCCGCCGGGGGTACCTTTAACTATACCCTGACTCTGGACAGCTCTGGTGGCGTTCAGCGGGGTCAATATACGATCAAGTACACTGCTAATGCGCCGAGCTATTTGTCAACTGACTTTACTCGTACGTTCCAGTTCAACTATCAACCTGTTACGCTTAACCTGCGTGAGGAGTTTGACGTGTTTACTCCACAGCTGAGGTACTATGATGACACTGTATATTCTATTGGCGGCTGGAGCAATGGTGCTGTAACTAGGGCTTGGTCTGGAACGAGCACTCCGACAGGAACGAAGACCAGCTCGGGGGTATTCTTAGACATGATTCATACTGGAAACTATTATGACGCCAACTATACGATCAGTCTATCGTCATCGCTATTATATACAAACACTACTTATGCTTGGTTGACCGTTCAGGAGACAGTTTCTAGGTCTGTGAATACGTACGCTGAGACTCCTCCGACAATTGTACAGATTGTTAGTCTGATAGTATCACTTAAGAATACTCTTGAAAGCAAGATCGATACTGTCAACGAGTTTAACCAAACTCGTCAGGACTTTGAATACGCTCAGTCTCTTTTTGAGCACATCATACAGCGAATTCAAGTAAACAATCTTTCAACTATATATAGGGATTTAAAGGATCTGATTGCAATACTTCACAACTATCAGATACCAACATATGTCCCTCTTAATGTGCCAATACTACCATACAATCTTGGTTCAATTATTACCGGAGCAGTTTGGGGTAGTATCACAGGGACAATTACATCTCAGACTGACTTAGTAAACTACGTTGCAAGCCAGATCGGGGGCCAGACGTACAAGACTAATGTTGGAGACGGAACAAACACATCATACACTGTAACCCACAACCTAAACTCAGAAGATCTATTTGTAGAAATTTGGGACAACGGAACAAAGGATCAGGTATTCACAGACGTAGTTTACGCTACTGTCAATACAATAACAGTAACATTTGCAACTCCTCCTACTTCTGCACAATATAAAGTAATAGTCAAGAAATGAGGTTCTTAAACAACATCTTAGCCAAGGCTGGTTTGATCGTAGATGGTACAACGCAGTTGAATACAATTGCTAATGCTACCACAGATACAGACAGATTTATCGTTAGTGATTCTGGAGTAATCAAATATCGCACTGGCGCTCAGATTCTTTCTGACATAAATGGCGTACCATCTAGTCGCCAACTGACCATCAATGGTACATCGTATGATCTATCTACTGATCGTATCTGGTCTGTTGGAACTGTTACTTCTGTTGGGATTACAATGCCTGCTGCTTTTAATGTAGCAAATAGTCCTGTAACAGGATCTGGTACAATCGCCGTAACTGCAGCTGGTTTGGCGTCTCAATATATTAGGGGTGATGGTACTTTGGCTGACTTCCCAGAAAGCGGTAGTGGGGGTGGAGCATCTGTTTCATATTATTTAAACGGGTCTATTAGTCAGGGAACTTTTGGTGGCAATACTTATTATCAAATGAGTAAGAATGCCATTTTGGGAGTTGGAACTGATTTTACTATAAGCACTAATGGATATATTGCACAGTTCATAACTGATGCTGGTAATCCGGGTCTTTTAAATA